GGTGACGGTTACGGTTACGGTTCCGGTTACGGTGACGGTTACGGTTACGGTTACGGTTCCGGTGACGGTTACGGTTACGGTTACGGTTACGGTTCCGGTGACGGTTACGGTTCCGGTGACGGTTCCGGTTCCGGTTCCGGTGATTCAGTCGCGTCCGAGGCGTACTTCGCGGCCATTGCTGGAACTCATCAGCGCGATGACGCTATTCTCGCCCTTTGGAAGTCAGATTCGCACGGCAGGCCCGCGAACGGGGGATCAAAGATGGTCGCTGTTGCTGGACTGATCGAGGAACTGAATCCGCCACTGCAAATCTGCACCGCGCAGGCTCTTCACGCTACATTCAATCCGACGAAGTGGAAAGGCGAGCGGCTATGGATCGTGGCGCTGTACGGCGAAGTCGCAATCCAGGATGATAAACTCGGCGCGCTGAAGAGAGAAATAGTCGCGGAGGTCACATAATGCCAACTAAAGTCAACACGGATACGGGCGAGATAGTCGAAGCCGCCTCTACCCGCCGGATGCCGGAGAACCTGAGGAAGTACCTCATCAAAATGCAAGGTGGCAAACTCTACATGCCAGTCGCCTATCGGATCGTCTGGTTTCGTGACGAGCTTGGCGACGAGTGGGGCATCAGAACGAAGCTTATCGAGGGCGGGCACGAGGCAGGATTCGCGACCGTGCACGCTGAGATAGTCAACCCGGAAGGGCGTGTAATCGCCAGTGGCATGAAGACTGAGAGCAAGCAGGACTTCGCGGCGGGATGGACTGAGAAGGCCGAATCGGGAAGCATAGGTCGCGCACTCGGCTTCATGGGGTTTGGTACGCAGTTTACGCCGGAATTGGACGAGGGCAGTAGGATCGTTGATAGTCCGCAGCCCGCGCGCCAACCACCTGTCAGTCAATCTGACAGCGACGACCACAGCGACACGGGGCATGAGCGGTCCCGGCCCAACGGTTCGACCGCCGACCGTGTGGAGGAGACACAGCGCAGGACCGGCATGGCATGGATAAAAGGCTGGATGAAGCACGCCGAGCTAGACCCCGCCGACGTGGGCCTGCGCCGATACCTGTGCGGATGTGCGGTCAACAAGGACCTGGAGAGCTGCAAGGACCTGACGGCGATCCAGTGGGCGGCGGTCAAGAAGTACCTCCAGCCCATGCCGCAGGAGGCTGTGCTGAACCTCGTGAGCCACTACGAGCAGAAGGTCGCGGTGGGATCAGGCGTAGGCACGGAGGACGAGTGATGGCCTGCTTCTTCTGCGAGTGCCCGCTACAAGGAGGAATCGAGACATATGGGCCTCCTGGTGGCCCGGAGTTCTGCATGGCCTGCTGGTTCGACTGGGAGCGCATGGAAGAGCGTGAGCGCAAGATATACGAGGAGTACCTGAAGGCCGAGGGCTTGCCGCGCCACTGGTGCGGGACGTGCTCACCGAGCGGCAGTCGGGTCGATAATGTGATAGGAGCGGTGCAGGGATGAATGCAACTCCTGGATGTGCTATAGCCTGCATGGGGCAATCGCGATGCACTTGTGGGTGGCCTGACGGCTCATGCGGCAAACTCCCACAAGGCTCGGAATGGCCGAAGGCTTTTATTGAATCGGGACAGGTCATACGCCTCGGTGATCTACAGCCACAATGGGTCAGCGTCAAACACCCGGATTTTCAAAGGGAGGAATGCGAAATCCTTACGTTTACCTGTCCGTGCTGCCTCAACAGGCTGGAGCATTCCCGATATCGACTGGCGATAGCGAAAGCGGATGTATCGCAAGATGCACAGTTTTCCGCGATGGAGCGTGCCTACGGCGCACACTGGATGGATAGTGTGATTCCTTTCCGGCCTGGAACGATCTGGCAGATCATGGGCGACTTCAGCACAGATATGACCATCACGCCGTCTGTAGATGCATCGAACGCCGGTCATTGGCACGGCCACATCACGAATGGAGTAGTCACGCCATGAGCGAGATTCGACAGCAACGCATCGCCGACTCTATGAGGTCTGGCCGCTATAACGGGAGCCGATACTTCGTTGAGAGAGGCCGCACAATGGGCGGTCCTCCCGGCTTTCACTCCTTCGGGCGATTGTATCCTCACGGCGATCCCGAGGACGATAGCCTGGACACCCCGCGTTCGACCTTCTCTCGGCCCGGTAACTGCGAGTGCGCTTGTCACGACGACTGGATGCTGGATGAGGATGATGAGGACGACGAGTAGTGTACGAGGAGCCGCAACCGCCGGAGTCGGGGCAGTTCGAGACGCCGCTGCTGGCCGCTATGTTCTACATGCGGGGCGCACAGATACAGGCTATCGCCGCACAGCTTCGGGCGAGGGACTTCCGATATCCGATGCACCAGGAGATGTATAGCCTCATCCTGTCGGAGAGCCGCAAGACTCCGATGGACTGGCCTCCGAGCATATTCGACGTGGTGGATCGGCTTTCGATAGGTAAGCGAGGCTACGCGATTCACGCGCGGGAGAACGTCGCGAACATGCTCAAGGTCTATGGGCCGATGACAGCCACGGATGTGGAGTTGTGTGTTGACATGATACGGGAGTGCGCGGGCAAGCGGCGGCGGTTCAATGCGGCAGTAAAGGCCATGCAGCTCGCCTGCGACTCTGAGATGAACCTCGCGGAGGTTGACAGTCAGACTGACAGGCTACTCCGTGAGGCGCGGAAGTGACGTATCCCGTGTCCCTGCGCTGAGGGCAGTATGGCCGGCGCGTGGGCTTGGCGGGAGAGTTGGTCGAGGCGGCGGCACGTGATGTGCGAAAGGCCTGACGCCCTACAGCCAACATCCGGCCCGCCTCGATCAGCACACCGGGCGGCGTAAGCGAAGCTTGGACGGCCACCTAACAAGGGCGTCAGCGGTCCGAAACCGCCCGGTATTGAATTCACAAGGAGAACGATATGCTCGGAGTACGTGGAATGGGCGCGCTGCTCGGTGCGCTTGCACTCAATGACATGGAAGCGCGGCCCTTCGCAAGCGGGCCGCGCTCATGCACACGGCCACACAGCGAGGCGTTGAACCGCAAACGCAGGCTGAAGGAGCTACGAGAGGAGTTTGAAAGTGGCAGAAAGATACCGAACTTGGAGAAGCACATCCGCGGAGACATGTGTCGTGTCTGCTCTCTGTAAGCGCCTGTGGCACGTCGTAGGCCAAGCCGCGCTGCTCCTGGTCCTTGTGGCGACTGTGTGGGCCATCGCCGTGCTTTGGGGGATCGTGCACGGCATGGAGCTGCCGCCGATCGTGAGGAGCAGATGATCGTTTACCTTGCATCACGCTACAGTCGCCGGGACGAACTCACCGGATACCGCGCTGAACTTGAGGCGTTGGGCCACATGGTTACAAGCCGTTGGCTCAACGGGAATCACCAGATCGACGACCGCGGATTGTCCGAGGAAGGCGGTCTCGAAGAATGCGTGCGTTTCGCATCCGAAGACTGGGCCGACCTCTGCGCGGCTGAATGCGTGATCTCGTTTACTGAAGCACCGAGAAGCGAGCATAGCCGAGGCGGTCGGCATGTCGAGTTCGGAGCCGCGCTCGCTCTCGGCAAGCGGTGCATCATCGTAGGATTTCGCGAGAACGTCTTTCACTGCCTGCCACACGTAGAGTTCTTTCCATCGTGGCGAGACGCACTTCTCGCTGTCGCCCCACAGCCTGCGGAGGGAGAGGGAACGCGATGAGGAAGTGCCCTAAGTCGCCCGATGGCAAATGCCACGAGCCTGATTTCTGCATCTGCTCTATGACGCCGTGAATCAGACCAAGTGCCAGAACTGCGGCCACGTCATATCGAAGCATCGCCTGTCTCGAAACGGCGTGACCTACGTTTGCACGGTGGATCACTGCCCTAATTGGCGCTGCGGCAAACTGCTGGTCGATGCGGAGCGGATGATCGACGCTATAGAGCTAGAGCGCGTGGAGAGCAGTGAAGGATGAGCGACGACGTAACGCTGGTATCGCGCTACGCTGGTATGTGGCACGTGGCCTGCCTTCCTGTGAAAATGCTCGGCTACGCCGGGGCGAGTAGTAGCACAATCTGCGATCCTGCATTGCGTTCATGGCCGCGATATTGGGGCACGACGCGCGACAAACTGGCCGGAATGCCGGACCTGTGCGAGAAGTGCCGAGCCGCCGGTGTAACCGTAGAGAGGAGTGAGGGATGACTGAGCTAACCACAGTCTCGCAGATACCGCTGCCGACCGTTGCCCGGTACGAGCAATGGTTTGCAAGCGAGGAGGACGTGCCCGCGAACCTCACGGAGCAGGAGTGGCTAGGCTTCGTTCAGATAGCCTGCCAGAGCCATAGGCACCTGCTATGGCGCGTAGCGGCCCTCCTGTGCTATGGAGAGCGCAAGTTCGGGGAAACCTACTATACGCTCGCTGAGTGGTCCGGCTATAGCCCAGGTTTCCTACGCAAGCTCGGTAGTCTCGGCAATCGAGGGGTAGTCGAAACCCGCAGGTCCCTCTGCGAAGCCGACCCGTCCGTCGCCGATGTACCCCTGTCGTGGTGGGAGGCCGTTGCGCCAATCAAGGACGAAGACGACCGGCAGATGCTTGTGATGAAGGGGTGGGACAGTGACGGGCAGGGAGCGCGACTGGAGACGGAAGCGTTCAAGGCGATGGTCACCAACTTCCGCGAGTTGACCGGTCAGTCAAAGACAGACAGAAAGCAGCGGCAGCAGTCCGAGCCTGAGCCGGAACCGTCCGAGATATGGCAGGAGCCGGTCTACATCGGGGCGGCGTGCGCGGCGCAGGTGGAGTTGCTTGGCCGCTACTACAAACTGACGGATACCAGCGCGATAGTCGAGCAGGCCATAGACCAGCTCTGCACGATCAAGAAGACGCGACTGCAACGCGTGGAGGCTATGCACGGATGAACCAGCAAGCCAATTATTCAGAGCTACTTGTCCAGCTAACTCGATGGCTGTTCTACGAGAGGAATCACGCGTCCGAGGGCCAGTGGCTGAATGACCGGAATGACGCGGAGAGAATGATCGAAGAGAACCGTCTGCCGGAATCATTCCAGAAGCAGTGGAGCGCGTGCGTAGAGGTGGGAGCATGAAATCCAAACTCCAGTTCCTCGGCGCACCTACCTGCAAATGCGCCGACCGCGTTCAGGAACTACTCGAAGCGAACAATCTCGAACTTGAACGCGACCTGTTGAGTGGCCGCGTAATACTTTCGACTGTCAAGGCTAACGGGCGACCAGGAAAGTCCATTATCGCCTCCCATTGCCCATTCTGCGGCGGGAAGTATGAGGAGTTAGGACCATGAGTAAACGAGCTGCCGATAGTTGGGCTGACGATATAGACGAACTCGAATATAGGATCGGCGAGTGGCACCGCTCCGTCTTCGGTGAGAATTACCCCATCAACCACGTCCGCGCCATCGCGCAGAAGGCCGAGGAAGAGGCACGGGAACTGGCCAAGGACCCGCTGGACGCTCGCGAAGCCGCCGACATCGTAATCTGTGGGCTGGCCGCGCTTCATAGGCTAGAAGAATCCGCGTCCCAGTTGATTAACGAGAAGCTGGACATCCTGCGCAAGCGCGGAGCGGCACAGTTGCAGCGGGACAAGGCGCGTGGGATAGTGCAGGCGCACGAAATGAGTAAGCCATGAACAAGATCACAATTTACGAAGCGACTGATGGCCGCAGGTTCGAAAGAGCAAGCGAGGCCCTGGCACACGAGTCTCTGCTCGGTACGTTAGACGAGATCGACTTGCCACTCGGCAATAAGCCGGACAACGTGAACTTCTCGAACGGAGGCGGCTACATCCAGCATTCTCGTTCAACGGTGACGGACTTCAAGGGGCGACTACTCTCGCTCGCTTGCAACCTGCACCCGTCCATTCGTGAAGCGGTTGCCGAGACACCGTTCGAGAATGTTCATCCCGGGAGCATCGTTGGCCGCATCCTTGACGATAGCAATTCACCGCTCTACCGGCTCTGGTATCGCCTTTACTGTATAGACCGCATGGATAGGGAATGGGGCCAACCGTACTTCGCCCTAAACCCCAAAGCTGGTAAGCAGGAACTGTGGAAACCATGAGCACAACAATCTGCGACCGCTGCAAAAATCCGTGGTTCCCCTACGCGTCCGCGGCAGTTCGCCAGGGTGGGCAGGTCTGCACATGCGACGTTTTCGCTATGCCGCAGGCCCGCACAGGCGCGGGAGGACGAAACGCGACCCAGGAGAGGGGTAAGGCTTCTGAGCCTGCTAAGAGGGCCGTGCCAGACCTGGAGCAGATGTACTTGGACATCCTGGCCGAGCACGCGCCGGGGCTGCCGAAGCCACTGCGTCAACAGGAAATCGTACCGGGCCGCAAGTTCACAACTGACTTCTGCTGGCCGGTCGAGAAGGTCGCTGTGGAAATCGAAGGCGCGTGTCACCGCACAGAGCAGCGCTTCTACAGTGATGCCGAGAAGCAATGCCTGCTGACTGTCAACGGATGGCGCGTCCTGCGATTCACTGGCCGGATGTTGCGCGGGCAGGTGATGCAGGTAGTTGAGTGGACAAGAAAGGCTTTAGGGAAATGAAGAATTCTAAGGACGCTCATAAGGCGATACTGGCCGCAATTCGCAAAGCCGAAAAGCAGCTTCCGTTTCGTTCCTCAAAGCAGCAGAACGAGTTGTTGGAGTTCGCGGCGGATGACAAGGCTGATGCCTACCGGATCGGGGCTGAAGAATCACAGGGCCAGATTGTGCGGCGGCTTACCGTATTGCTGGCATCATACGTCGAGGAGTCACAACCAGTGGAGGTGCCGAATGGCATGGCGCAATTATAACTGGCCTCGATTGAGGCTTTGACAGTCGCACCGTTAGGTCGGTGCGCCGTCCATAGGGCGAGTTACATTCGCCCCGTGCCGAGCGATGTTGAGAGCTGCATTGCAGTCCGCGTTCATCACAAGGCCACAGGATTGACACTCGAAATGCGATTGAGACTTCCGATTAGCTTTGTCGCAATGGCCGCAGGCGGAACATGTCCTGCTAGTGTTTCGCGGGTCTACAAAGACCACGGGCAATCCTGCCGCTTGCGCCTTGTAGGATACGAATTGTCGAAGCTGATCGAATGCCCAACCGCCGAGTTGCCATCTGAACTCGCGCCCGAAACCGTTGCCTCGCTCCCGTATCCCTTTAAGGTTTTCAAGAGCAAGTGCCTTACACGAGAGAATAGCGGATTCGACGATCTGCTTGCTGACGTTATGGTTCACCCATGCCTGGAACCGCCGATGCTTATGACGGATGCGACAAAGATGACGGTAAGCCGACTTGCTGTGATGTTTCTTCGCCTGATGTTGAAGACCAGCACGAAGGCGGCGCATCTTACGGCGAAGTACCTTTACAGGTTCGCTGCTATGGATTGTTCCTTCGCTATCCGTGGCGATCTGTACGATGCCGAGATCGACACCGAGCATTCCGCCAGATGTATCGGCATGCGGCGGGTCTGGAAGTTTCACAGAGATAGCGAGATAGTAGTTCCCGTCCCGAAAGAGCAGGTCGGCTTCCCCTGTCGCACCTGCTGCTAGTTGATCGCGCTGCTTGCCTCCGTGCGCCAAAGAGAAGGTGAATCGTCCCTTTGTTGTTGTCAGGCTCGCAGAGGAGACGCCCTTCATGGCGAAACAGCGAGCATCATAAACAACGGCCCCACGCGGCCCGAACTGGTGGGGGATGGAACGGTCGGTCTTATAACTGTCGGCGACCTTCGCGATGGCCCGGACGGTAAGCTGCGCGGGCAGTCCAAATTCCGCGCGGATGGCGTGATAGCATGCGTGGTGAAGATCATAGGTCCGAAACGTCTTGGTCGCCCACGCGTTTTTCGATATGGCATTGCAGGCAAGGTTGAACCGTCGCATCGTATCCGCAAGCGCGGCGGATGAGGTATTATTCGTACGTAGTTTGCAGGTTACCGTCTTCACGAGCATACATATATTATACCAGGAAGGGGTGGTGATATGACGCGAAATTATGAGTACGGCTCGGCGGCAGTTGACCCACCGGACGAGCCTGATGACTGCGACGAGGAGCCGGATGAGAAGGCAATAGCAAGGACAGCTGACGAGTTTAAGGAGGCGGCGGAAGTTCAGGGGCACACGAAATGGCCGATACATAAGTGCAGCATGTGCGGCTACCAATGTGCCTTTCTCTTCAATGCCGGCGAAGTGTCCTATGACAACGGATGCAACTGCGTTACTTTCCGCACTCCGCCGTCTCGCCGAACGTGGGATGATGTCGCCGCCCACTACAACAGGCAATCGGACGCAAAGGTAATCGAGAAGATGAACCGATTTTGGGGGTTTGACGGATGAGTGATTACGATACATTCCTCCAGTCGAAGCAACTCGTCCTGCCGGATGCGGGCGTACAGGTTGACCGAAGCGCGTTGAACGCCTGCCTCTTCGACTTCCAGGCGGCGTCCGTGCAATGGGCGCTCAGGAAGGGGCGCAGCGCCCTATGGCATGACACTGGGTTAGGCAAGACTCGGCAGGAGATCGAATGGAGTCGCATTGCGGCAGGAGAGACAAACGGCAGGGCGCTGATCGTCGCGCCGCTGGCCGTCGCATACCAAAGCGTCGAGGAAGGCGAGAAGATAGGCGTCACGTTGAAGTACGCGAAGACGCAGGACGAAGCCGCGTCAGTCGGACTGACAATCACAAACTACGAACGACTGCACAACTTCAATCCTGACTACTTCGGCGCTCTCTGCCTGGATGAAAGCGGAATCTTGAAGTCCTTCGATGGGGCCACGCGAACTGAACTTATTGCGTTCGGGAGGCAGATACAGTATCGTCTCGCCGGCACAGCCACACCCGCGCCCAATGACCTAATTGAACTAGCAAATCATAGTGAATTTCTAGGAATCTCCACTCGCGGGCGTATGCTCAGTACCTTCTTCATCAACGGGCAGGTAAATGGGCAGGAGAAGGCGGGATGGCGGCTGAAGGGGCACGCGCGCAAGGCGTTCTTCCGATGGCTTGCGTCGTGGGCCATGTCCATGAAACGACCGTCTGATTTGGGATTCTCTGACGAGGGTTTCATCCTGCCGTCGCTCACTATCACGCCAGTCGTCGTCAAGACGGACATCCTGCCTACCGACCGGCTGCTGTGGGGCGGGCTGAAGGGAATACAGGATCGGAGCAAGGTACGACGCGCAACGCTCATGGATCACGTCTGCAACGCGGCGGACCTAATCGAGGCCGAACCGGACGAACAGTGGCTCATTTGGTGCGGCATGAACGACGAGGCCGAGCAGATGCAGAAGGAGTTGGCGCGGCGCGGGCTGGCTTCGGATGAGGTCAAGGGTAGCGACGACCCGGAGCAGAAGGCTGTGAGGCTCATGGGCTTCGCGCATGGAGCGATACGCCGACTGGTCACAAAGCCGAAGATCGCAAGCCACGGCATGAACTTCCAGTCCTGCGCCCGGATGGTGTTCGTCGGTATCGGCGATAGTTTTGAGCAGCACTATCAATGCCTGCGCCGATGCTGGCGGTACGGGCAGACGCGTCCTGTGAACGCATACCTGGTCTATACCGAGATTGAGGGCGACATCTACAACAACCTCTTGCGCAAGGAGGCGCAGGCCGAGGCGCTTTCCAGCGAGCTGATCGCGGCAGTTCGGGAGTTCGAGCGGGAAGAGATCGGCATGGCAGGTCCCGTATCGGACCTGTTCGCGCCAAGAGAAAGGATCGCGATACCATCATGGCTCGGAAGATGAGCAATAAGGATGAGCTGTACACCGAGGCGCCTTCGGTTATCGAGCAAGCATCTGGAGAAGGATGGACATTATATAATGGGGACTCATGCGTGGTACTACCCCAAATTCCCGACCACTCGATACATCTCAGTATCTTCTCTATTCCATTCTTGGGGTTATACCTGTACTCAGACACGCCGCGCGACCTTGGCAACTGCCATGAGATAGGAGACTTCCTGAAGCACTTTCGCTTCATCTGCCAGGAACTTCTGCGCGTAGTCAAGCCGGGCCGCCTCGTGTGCTGCCACATACAGGACGTAATCAGCACACGAGCGTCGGACGGCGTGCGGGGCATCAAGGACTTCACCGGACCCGTCTCCGATCTATTCCAGGAAGTCGGCTTCGCCTATCAGGGAAAGATCGTAGTCCGCAAGAACCCTCAACTCCAGGCTGCACGCGGAAAGGTGCATGAGTTGATGTTCGCGACCAAGTACCGGGACGCATGCGACCTTGCGCCCGTTATGGTCGAGTACATCCAGCTATTCCGCGCTCCTGGCAAGAACGAGGTTCCCGTCGTCAATCCTATCGACAATGAGACGTGGATCGACTGGGCGCACGGCGACTGGCCGGAAGACGGTAGGCCGTCCATTCCGAAGGCGAAGAACCCGCCGTACCCGTACGTGGGCGACTTCATCCCCGCCGTCCTGCCATTCGATAACATCCGAGAGACGGATGTGCTGAATTCGGGAGTGGCGCGTGACACGCCTGACGAAAGACATTGCTGCCCTTTGCAAATCGGACTCATCGACAGACTGATTCGTCTCTACACAAATGAGGGCGAAGTGGTATTGGATCCGTTCAGTGGGATCGGATCAACGGCTTACCAAGCAATTCGATTAAATCGGCGCGCCGTCGGAATTGAGCTAAAGTCCTCTTACCACGCCGTGGCCGTCCGCAACGTCCAGAATGCCTGCGCGTCTAACCTGAAGCTCGATCTGTTCTCGGAAGATACGCAAGAGGCTACGGCTATATGAACCGCGCCGAGATCACCCGTCAGCAGAAGAACGAGGCCATTACAGCAGGAACAGGATGGATTTACGATACCACGCGGATGTCTCAAGGCGAGAACGGATTCAGGGATAGCTGGTGGCTCAGGGGCGGCAGAAGATACACCAATCCGCCCGACTACTTCGCGAAAACGCCAGATGGGGCGATGGCACGCGAGGAGGCGATGAGTTGGCTTATGGAGCGATCTTGTGAGATAGCCGGTATAAACACGTTCTGTTTGCCAGGAAGAGCAGGGTACATGTACAACGTTGCATGGAACCTTGACCTGCCTGAAAATGTACTCGCGCAAGGTGACACACTCCCCGAAGCCATAGCCGAGTCGCTATATGCGGCGGTCGTCGCGATGGAGGCTGAGAATGCCAGTAGCAAGTAGAGAGGAACTGAAGCGAAAAGCGCACAAAGCCCTAGGCAAGTCTGATAGTGTTGCGTATCGCCTGGACATGCCGGGCGATCTCATCATCCTGCGCGACTACATCGTAGAGCTTGAGGCCGAGCTAGACCGCCTGACCGTCGCCACGACAATGCAGGTTTGTCAGGGCTGCTCCGAGCAACACTTGCAGCGAGCAGGGTACATGGCGGATGGCCGGTGCGCGAAGTGGTGGCGGAAAAAATGCGCTGCAATGGAACGGTTCGTCCTGGCTTGCAAACGGATGCTGGATTATGAAGATGAGGCCAGCAGAAACGGAGCCGTGATGCTTGCCATCCCGTCCCCCGAGATGTATAGAAAGATGAGCCGCGAAATTCGCTCGGCTCTTGCCGACCCAGCCATCGCCGATCTACTGAAGGAGGGAGGCGAGCATGCCTAGTACAACGACTGGACTACACTGCTCGAAATGCGGAAGCTTGCTCGCAGGATCATGGAGAATAGACGGCGCGCGATATCTATGCTCGGATTGCGCGCCGCCGTTCACGCTTGCGACTCCCGACCTTCAGGCTCAACTCGTCGCGTCCGAAGCCCAACGACAGGGACTTGTACTCCAAATTCTTAAAGATACCGAGGAAACTGCGCTCCTGAAGGCTCGGTATCAGGCTCGCGTGAAGGAGCTGGAGGATGCACTGCGAGACATTGCAGACTATTACGGCCGTGAATACGTCGAGGGCGATAAGGCTTACCAGGCTCTCATCGTCGCACGGAAGGCCCTCGCCAGCACACAGGCGGAGGGTTAGTTGCCGACAATCACCCCATCAGTAAGCGAGGCCCGGTTACTGTCACTAAAGCAGTAACCGGGCCTCGTTGTCAGTCAGACTGTCAGCAGCTACACCGTCGCACGAGCAAGCACCTGTCGCATGTCCCTCTGCTGCGCCTCCACAACCGCTGCCCGCTCCGTAACCGCTTGCTCCTTGAGTGTCAGCGCTGCTTCCCGCGACTCAAGGTCAGCCACAGTATGCGCTAGTGCAGCCTCACGGCTCGCTACAGCCCCTTCACGCGCTTTTAGGCTATCTGATATGGCCTGAGCATCGGATTTCGCCTGTGCCTGTGCTGCGGCCAATTCAGCTAGTTTATTTTCGGCATCCGTACGAGCTGCGACAGACTGAGCCTCGGCTCGTTGTGCTACATCAATACGCTTCTGCATCTGGCTACTCAACTCATCGCACTTTGCCTGAGCGTTCGCCACCTCTTTCTGTGACTGAGCAATCTTGAGGTCGGCCTGACGGCGCTCTTCAGCCGCACTCGCTTGCGCCTTATCAGCAGCGGCCTTCGCGTCGGCGTACTCTTTAAGCTTCGTCTTCGTGCCTTCCGAATCGGCAACTATCGAAGCTATGATGTCGATGACGGCACTCGCCTGTTGGAGAGAGACTCCGCCCGGTATGATTGCAGATCCACCAGTTACTACGCTCATATCGATTGCCTCCGTGTGTTATCAATAATGTATTATGCTGCGTCCCGCGTAGCAGCCGTGGTGGTGCGAACTAGACACGTAGACTATATCATTGTTCGCGCCTGCGACTGGGCCTGCACCAGGAACGCCGGCTCCGCCCATCCAGAACGCCAGCATACTTGAGAATCCGGGACTCGCTGGTGGAATAGCAGGAACACCAGCTCCGCCGAGCCAGAACGCCAGCAGGCTTATAGGACCTGCTATAGCGCGTGGGTCGCTTGCCGAATACGACCATTCCGGCTCTGATCCCTGAAGCGTGCCGGGCGGAGTATATTTGCCCTGATCTATTCTCATAGCACGACTAAGGCGTCGTCACGATGGCTATAAACCGGGTATCGGCTCCGGTCGATGAGAACTTCAATAAGACGTCGTTTCCATTCAAGTCGGATGCAGCCAAGTCGATCTTGTACGCGCCCGCGCTTATTTCGGTCACGCTGTTCGCGCACGCTGCGAATGCACCTCCATCGAGACTGCGCTGCGCCGATACCGTAAGCCCTGGCTTTCCGCTGACGTGATCTATAGAGTCGACCATCACGAAGGTGAATCCGGCGAGTGACTGGTTCTTCTTGATATTGCTAGTGATCGTTACAAAACCGCCGGATGTTATCGACAACGCCGAGAAGTTAAGAGGTAAGGTGAACGTCGCCATCCGGCTTGTAATGGCCGCGTCAAGATTATCTAGCTTGTCACCGCGCGCATTGGTATAGTGAGCAGGATCGGGAGGCGCAGAGTACACGAGCGTCGTTACAAAGTCCACAATCCGTTTTCCAACGCTGCCAGCCGTTGTCAACGCACTCGTGAGCGCGTCCCATATCGCTTGTATCCCAGCAGATGAAAGCGAGTATCCGACCTTGTCGAAGTTTGTCAGGTTGGTCGTAGTGTCTGTAAGGGTCACGTTTGGAACGCGGATATTCGTCAACGTGTGCGCACCGCTAGCGTCGTGGATATTGTCGAAGTCCAGGCCAGCTTCCCCGGTGGTTGCGACATCGAGAGTGCGACCGGCAACGGTTGGCTGAAGAGACTTCGTGCTCGTTCCTGATAGGCTGACGGTTGTTGTGGGTGCGCCGATGTTCGCCCAGTCGATTCCAGCCTCGCCCGTGGTAGTTACGTCGAGCGTCCGCCCAACCGTCGTGGGAGCTAACCTTGTGTAGAGCGGCACGATGTTGGCTCCGTCCCAATCGATACTCCCCCCACTGACTACGACGTCGCTCTCTGCCGGAGAGCCTCCAACGCGCTTGAAGACAGCCACTGCGTAGATGCCTGCGCCGATGGCAGAAGGGAAGGCGACGGTGTAATACCTGCTCGCGGTTCCTTGTTCCGTCATCGCGATTGCGTACTTCGTTGAGGTGAGATTCGCTGTGACGTATGCCTCGAAAACCTGCGTGTCGGCGCGGTAAGCTGCACCGCTAGCGTCGCGGATCACGCAGTAGATATTGACTGCTGTAACATCGTATTGGACCTGTATGAACCCTGTAGGCATGAATCAGGCCACTCTCAGCGCGTGAATGCTCGCCTCGGTCGTGTCGAGGCTTCCCAGCGATGGGATCACTCCAACGGAACCGAATATACTCAGGGTGTCTCCTGCGGCCGCTGTATACTCCACGTCGGGAAGCGCAACGACTGCCAGCGGACCAGTGAGCGCCGTGACGATGCCCGTGAGGAGCGCCGTGCTGCTGTTCGCTAGGTCTCCGGCGGTGTTGTTCGTACGTCTACACTTCAGCGTGATTGTCTGGTTGGCCGCAAAGGTCGCTCCGTTCAACTTCAGCACTACTCGCGCACGAATACGGTAGGTTCCCGCCGCAACGATTGTGATTGATGGTTGCGTCGTCCCGAACACAAGCGCCGCAGCGGTCGCTGTCAGGCTATAGGCCGAGCCTGCTGAGTAGGCATCGTAGGACGTGTAAGGAAATATCCGCGCGTTGATCTGATCGAGTACAGACGTGCCAACCATCAGTCATGCATTCCTATCGTGAATACCCCCGTCGTGCGTCCTGCATCGCCGTGCCCCATTGTGAAGAACGCGTTGGAGCTGACTCCGCCGGCAGGGATCATTGCAACACCAGAAATAGCCCAAAGGTCGGTAGAACCTATTCCGGTCCACGTCATAGTCGTCGTGGCTGGCGGAGATATTGGTCCAGTGTCGCTGATGCCAATAGTTCCGTTTGTCCCGTTGTTTTGCGCACGTTGAGTCTGGGATGCTGTAACACCGGAAGTTGTCTGCGCTGAAACTACGTCGAATATCCAGTCGTTGTCTGATGTGCTTGTCACACCGACTGTTGCCGATGTAGCGAGCCCGCTGCGGACGTTTCCGTTACTTCCCTCTAGCGGGATTGCTGGGTCCACTCCAGCATAAGACGCCGCCAAAGCCGTGGACGCTAAGGACGCGGACAATGTGACCGTTATCGTACCTACGCCGGATGTTGGAGCAACGAGATACCAGATCTCGGACCTGTAGTTGCTCACGGCGTCCGCTCGCAGAAAAGTGAAATTCTGAGCGCCTAGTGTTACTCCCGATACCGTGCCTACCGCGAACAAAGCAACTCCGACGAATAGAATACGGTTCTGTCCGGCTCCAACTGTGTGCGACCAACTCAGTGTCGATCCTGCTAGATGATACGGTCCACCGGACGCTGCATCGAATGAGATCGCCATTGGTTTATGGGCCAGCCGGATTCATAGATGTCACAGGATCGGCGCCCGCAGTTCCGGTGACGACGCCCTGCCAACTCAACGTAGAGTCGTCCTCCTTGTAAACCGATAGTGTTCCAGCGATGATCGTCCAGAAGTTCCTAAGGAAGCGGAGTCCTTGTCGCACAGTCCGCACGGTCGGAGACCCGCTGTCTACCCCCACGCTCATGTCGCGGTCAAGCAACGCATCGGCAATAGCGTTTCGTTCCGTACTCGTGAGTGTTCCCTGCACGTTTCCGACGAGGTTGCCGCCTATATTTCCAGTCACTGACCCCACAGCTCCGGTCACGCTTCCGACTGATCCGGTGACACTGGCAGTCGATCCGACCACGTTTCCTCCGACGTTGCCGGTGACTGAGCCAACCGCTCCTGTAACGCTGCCTACTGATCCAGTAACGGACCCAACGCTTCCGACAACGTTTCCGACAACGTTTCCGACAACGTTTCCATTGACGTTGCCGACGAGGTTCCCTCCCACATTTCCAGTGACCGACCCTACAGCGCCAGTAACACTTCCGACCGAGCCGACGACATTCCCTCCTACGTTACCTGTCACCGATCCTACAGATCCTGTGACAGACCCAGCCGACCCGGATAGATTGCCGGTCACATTACCAGTGATGTTCGCCCGAAGATCGACTCCGCCGGTCCCTGCGACAGCCTTCACGCCGTCGCTCGTACCAGCCGTACCACCGGTGAACAATGCTCCATGCTTACTTGTGCCGTTGCCTGTCGCAACGATCCCGTTCCCTGCGGTCGGTGTGATGGAAAGACCGTCTCCACTCGTGGTCGTGATGTCTATGCCGTCTCCGCTTGTCGCTCCACCTACGAATTTAGCGCCAGGCCCGGTCGCTCCACCTTCGATCTGCATGCCAGGTCCGCTACCCTGGCCGAGTGCGTGGATGCCGAGAGAGTTTCCTGCCTGCGCTTCACCTCGGATACCCGCTCCGCTCGTTGCTCCTCCGAGTGCATGGATGCCTCTACCCGTTGCGCCTCCTGTAGCCTTAATGCCATCCGCTGTCCCATTACCACTCGCGTTCAGCCCGTTTCCATTTGCACCGGAAGCGGAGAGCGTGAGTGCATCGCCTCCGCTGTTGCTGAACGTTACGCCACCGCTGACCGAGAGCGGGCCGGTGTTGGCTCCATTGATATGCAGCCCGTTCGCCGCACCGGGTGCTGCCATATAAGGATCGAGGCCGGACCAAAGAGGAACAATGGCGTCTGTCTCAACCACGTTCGTGGCACCTAAGATAGATATGAGCAGCGACTTCGCATTCGCCACAGCAAAGCGCGCATCGGCAATCTGTATCTCGTAAACGCCTTTATGGTTGGTGGCGTCTACTTCCTTGAATCTGCATTTGGTTGCTGTAGGAGCGGCGTAGGTGCCGAGCGTGGTGATCGACTCGATCGTGCTTCCAGCCTGTGTGTAGACCGTAGCAGTTGCTTCATTGTCGGCTATTGTCGAGATGATAAGGCCCGCAGAGGAAGACGTGAGGCCGGTTAGTCCCGCTCCAGTGGTTTTGGAGCTGTCGCGGATTTTCACGCGAAGGATGACCGAGCCTTGCCCTGATTTGACAATCTGCAACATGGCTTATATCATGCCTCCGTTGAGAGACGCCGCTTCGAGGATACCACCACCGCCGCCCGCTGCACTTTCTACGGCTGCTGGGAACGGTTCGCCGCGATTGAAGTAGTCCAGCCCCTGCGTGCCGTCCGCGCCGCCAGTCACCGTGTCGAAGTACGCCTTGCTACCGACACCGCCTGTGCAAGCGAGCCGGAGCCGCACCCATCCAGCTCGGCTTGGCGTGAACGTTGGAATAGTCAGCACCGTGAACGTTCCCTGCCCCGCGCTGCCTGTTTGGACGGCGGAATCACTCACGCCGATCTCACTGTTTCCCATGACTTGAGCAGTCGGAACCACGCTTGCATCCGAGCGGTACTTGATCGTAATATTCGTTGCTACCGCGCCAACAGGAATGAGAAGATCATGATCCCCTGGTGAAACCAGATTCAGCCCGACCCCTCCCGCGTCTACGATCGTCGTCTCTTTGGCTGCCGTGTCGTGACGCTCTAAAGCCCCAATTCCCACACTTGCTGAACCGCCGCCTGCCGGACGAGGACGGTTTAGCAGATCGACCGCGCTCGGCGCTCCCGCCTGATTGCCGAATCCCAACAGCGGGCTCCCGGCATTAGGCTCCAAGAAATGGCGCGGCAACCGCCCCATGATCCACGCTTCACCGACTTCAACCAACAGGGCATACGTATTCGTCTTTGAACTGCCACCGATTGAAACATTCGTTCGTGCGGTCGCCGCCCAAATGTTATTGAAGTCCTCCACGATCTGCCCTGACGCATTGGCGTTAAGCGCTGTGTTCATGCTAATAATCAGGCAATTATAGACTTTGACCGGAATCGTGGTAGACAGCGCAGCCGAAGATGTTTGGATTGTTTGGTTGCCACCTATCAGCGTGCAGTTCCAAATGTATACCCCGCCGCCCTTAAATGAGAGCGCGCCGCTTGACGAAACTCTCACAAAACCAGACGTTCCGACAAAGCGGCACGAGTCGATGACGAAATTCGCATCATAGTCCGCAACGGAACTTGTCGGGAGAATTATGTCGAAGAACCGTGAGTTCGGACTCGCAAAAAACGTGCATCTCTGAAACGTCCAGTTACTAGCTACGTCAGCCAACCCAATATACTGGATGCAAAGAGTATTACTGCCGTGGCCGCCCTTGAACACGCAATCTACAAGCTTGATGTTCACGGATTGCGTGGTGGACCCATCAATACTGCTGCCGGTCCCTCCTACCATAACGATGTACTGGAACGTCAGAAAATCTCGGCCAGCCAGAGTGAGCAGAGCAGAAGCGGACGGCGCAGTCGTGTCGTTGGTCGTGAAGGTCGTCCAAATCACATCGCCCGCCGCAACCAACACCCCGCCGCTCGTCTTGAAGCCCTGAGCGTTCGCAGGATCTCCGAGTATCTTCGTCTCAGCCACAGCCGACGTCATAGCAACGGTGACAATTTCACGGAACGGACCGGCAGGCGAAAGGTAGGCCGTATCGCCCGACGCCATGCCCGACGCGCCCAATAATTTCGCGATGGTCTTCCACGGCTTGTTAGTACCGGCAGACGCGTCCGGGCCTAGACCGTTGTTCGCGTCTAGGCCGTTCACGAAATCAACGTAGTAGGTCGCCACTAGACCAGCCCCGCTCTACGCTGGATAATCCAGTCAGCTATGCGCTCGGCCAAATCGGCGTGATCCTGCACGCTGAAACCAGCGACACGGAAAGCGAAGTTGATGTCGTTCGCACCAGTGAAGTCGCTGGCAACCTGCGAATGGTCAGTGCTGCTCACGACCTTTCCAGCGACGCGAACGACCGGACACGAGAACACGGATGCCGCAGGAGCCGTGATCGTGGTCACGCCTGCATTCGTGCTCTGCGAAGTCGGAGGGACGACAATCACGACACCGTTCGGGTTTACCGTGCGCTGGAAATTGAGAAGGTCAGGCATGATATTAAAATTGGTGGGAGCAAGGCAAGAATCGCACCTGCTACGGAATACATACCGTCACTCTCCGAGGAGAGTCCGCGCTTGCGGTCTAAGCTCCAGTAAACCTATTCCCTTGGCGCGCGCGCCTCGCCGTTCTGGATGCGCATGACTAGAATCTCTACGGTGTCGATCTTTTTGCCGAGCACGTCCAGCGCGACGGCCGGATTCTGCGCGTTTACCTGCCCGGAGAGAGTATTCACAGACGACTGGAGCGCATTGACCGACTTCTGGAGCGCGTCCACGCTTGCTTGAGACGCAGGACTAGCCATTGAACAGCCCTGCCTTTCGGAGCAGAAGCTCCTGTGCGAGATTGCCAACGACCTCATCCTGGTCGGCAGGTGCCAACTGGCTGAGGCACCCCGGCCAGTCCAGCGAGTTCGCGCCCGTAAAGTCGGCGATCAAGTGACCGTCGGAGCTGTCCACGAGCTTGCCTGCGATGTTATGAGTCTGCGTGCTGATTACCGCAACGTTCTCGCGTGTGACGCCGAACTCTTGAAAGTCAGCCATTACCCATCCTCCAATCAGTAGCTCAGAGAGAACAGTGCCTCACTGCTACGCCGCCGCCGTCGCCTGGAGTTCGAGCTTGCTGGTCGTGATCGTCTGAGTGCCGAGCTTCGGACTCGTTGCCGTCACGACGCCGTTAACGACCTTCATGTCGAAGTCATCGCCAGGGTTGTTCCAACCGCCGGTGGCTTTTGCCTCGGCGTTCTTGTCGTCGGTCACAGTGGCCGACTGAGGCACCCACGCCTTCGCTCCGGCCTTCTCGGTCGCGAACGCCATGTCTCCCGGTTGGTGCGTGGAATGCCCATGGTAGTAAAACTGGCACGCCTGACCGTCCTTCACATACCCGCCCTCAATCACTATGCTTGTCATTATCGTTTACCTTTCAGCCCATCAGGGCTTGAACGTCACTCTAACGTTGTCTAGAAGCCCGTCTCCGCCGAGCGCGGCCATGATGACCGGAGACACATCAGCCACACGCATAAGACGTGCGGACGGCCCTTTATCGAGCAGTATACCAACGGCGCTCTTGCCGCCATGCTCGAAGCGCACAGCCATACCACATCGCAGTTTATACTTCTTCCAGACCGGGATCGGAAGAGCGCAATATGGGTAGTCGCTATGGTCTAGCGTCGAGAAACCACAAGCGGTTCCACCGCTATCCTGGCTATCTGAAGGACCACCAAAAGTCGTTAGCTGCCCCATAGCACCTATGAAGCCAGGACCGTCGGAGACAGGATGATACAAGTCCTCAACTTTGCCCATTAGCCGTCCCACTCTCCCGCCTGCCACTCGCCCCAATGTCCCCGTCTACCGTCTCGCTCTGCGGAAAGCCACTCGCCCCAAGTCCCGGTGAGAGCTGCACGCTCGCCCTCCTGGTATCGCCTGTCGCGTTCCAATCTCTCCGTCCATAACTGTGCTCGCACCCGCCGCTGCGCCCACACGTTGCCCCTGCGAGCCAGCCACGCTACCGGATGCGTCAGGCTGTCCAGGCAGAGCCAGACCGGGACACCGAAGCTCGGTGTGATGCTTGCCAGAAACCCTGCCGCGAATGCCGTTATCAGCCAGAGCCAGGATATCATCATTCAGTGCCTCATAAGTCCAAAGATCAGGCCGATAAGCCCGACAAGAGTGCTGATCGCCAATGCGATGTAGATACCTGCATCGTGCAACCCGGTGGACGCGCCCTGATGAGCGGACACGTACTCCGTCAGCGGCCTTATGAGCGTGTTCATTTCGCGTATCGCGCTCGTTAAGTCTTCCTTCGTTGCGTACAGCCCGCGCTCGCTATTGATCTGCTCGCGAAGCTCGTTGGCCTTCTCGTCCTTGTAGGTCTGCACGTCACGCTGAAGGCCGAGGGCAGTCTTGTCCGCCTCCTCTTTAATCTTGAGAGCCTTTTCCTCGGCGTTCTTGACCTCGGTGTACCGGCGATCCCGCTCGTTATCGCACTCGCGCCGCAACCGCTCTATCTCGCGGTCCTGCGTCGCCCGCTCGTCCATGAGTTGCTTGAGCGTGGAGGTCGTCCATCCTTCGCGGTTTACCTTCCGCAGCGCCATTCCAAGCCCTCACGCCGCCGCCCTAGGTCCCAACCTTAGTTCGGTCATCTGTCCAGATGAATTCGCCGTCTTCGCCGACCGGAAAGTGCGTGCCGCAGTTGCAGCAGAAGGTGCCACTATAGAACGACGGATCACGCGCGTAAGTCTCCGCGAGGCTCTGCCCCATCGTCGTAACGGACCCGCATTTCAGGTGAAGGTAGCTTGTCCTCACGGGCCGCACGAAGCCCTTCTCGCGCTCCGTCGTACAGAGAACGCGATAGTCCTTCTGCTGTCCGACACGCGGGCCGCTTTCCAGTATCGAGATGTCGCCCTGTTCACCCGGCCGACCGTCTGTTGTGCAGACCTCCTGCCCTTTTGCGTCCTTCATGGTTTCGGCCCCACCTTCACCGTGACAGTATTCGGAACCGGCCCTGGATGCTTGCTGATGACCTCAACGCCCGGAAACTTGGCAAGTAGCTTTCGTATGTACCTCTGCGACTTGCCGGGGTCGGCGTCGGTAATGAACGCCGCCGTCTTTCCGTGATCCTGCACAACATGGCCTATCTGGTCGATACGCTGGTCTTCTTCTAGTTCGTACAGGTCAACGTAGACCGGCTTCATCGTGTTTCCGTAACCTTCACCGGGTCGCTGCCCCCGCCCGGCCCGCTAACCGGCACCGGCTCCTGAGACTGCCCTGTGTGCGTACTCACGAGAAGGGCAGTTAAGCCGCCGAGGGCCGCGCTGGTGATGTTGCCCAGCGTGTCCGGTACCGGTATATTCTGCATGGATAGAAGGCCGATCAACGCAAGACACGCGATAACGGTCAGGCCGAGCAGAACCACCACCGCGCGAACCGCCCACTGGTCATTCGCCTGGTTCATCGTGCAGTCTTCTCCGTGCGCCGTTCGGCCAGCAAGACGCGGGAGATATGCGCCCGGTGAACGATGATGAGCGGGTCTTTCCGGTAGCACTTGACCACGAGCATCTGCGCGGCTACCTTCAGCTTGGCAGTGTCCGCCTTCAGCGCGTCTGCCTGCTTGACCTCGGCCTTCACCTGGGCTATCTGCGCGCGAGCGGTCATGCAAAACGCCAGCAGAATTGCTACCAATCCGAGTTTCATAGGTTGCTCGTCCCTTCTACGCCGCGCGCCGTCCGCTCCCGTGTTCGGTGCAGGAGCCAGTGCATGGCATCTTCAACGTGCGTCAGTGCGATAGCGTTCTCGCGGCAAGAATACGGGCCTGACTGGAATCCCTGTAAGCGATGCCGTACGATGGCAAGCAACGCCTCATTCGACACACCGTTGACGCCCGCTTCGCTGATCGGCCCGTTCTGAAACGAAACAGTTCCATAGCGCATTCCGTCTGGCTTTCCGTCATGAATCGCGTAGACGTGCGAGGCATTCCCGGCCCCTGGCGCATCTGCATCGATGAAGAGCGATTCGTTTAGTGCGTTCACCTCATGCCCGTGAACCGGTGTTGTGAAAATTGGCTGCGAGTTCATATACGATCTCCTTTTTGATTATGGGGACGTATGCCCCAGTTGTCACTTCCTCCCCAACGCTGTCTGCAAGAGCGTCAACGCCGTCTGGCTGTTCGCCCGCGCCGCGCTGATGTCGGACGCATAGGCGGCACTTACCTTCCGGTCGGCGTCCCGGTCGGCCTGCAACTGGCTGATGTCCTTCTGAGCCTGCGTCACGCCGTCGCTGATCTTGGCAGTCCAGTACAGGCCCGTAACGATAGCCGTGAGAACCGGAATCGCGAAGATCGTGAACGCGGTCACGGCGAACTTCCGCTTCCACGCGCGGTCATCCTGAACATCGCGCCGCCGCTCCTGCTGTTCGGTTTCGATCATGGAGCTTTCCCTATGGCTAAAACTTCTTCTAACTGCGCAGCTCGTCTCGCAGCGTCCCTGCACTCGACGCAGACCGTCTCCCCGGTCTTCTCACTGAATATGCCCCACGGCTTTTCATACGCACATACGAGGCACAGACGAGATTCTCCCAGTTCCGGGTGCTTGTGCCCGATGCGGAAGTCATGTACATCCGGTGTCGCGTCACGGAGCACATTTTCGAGCCTCTGGTACGCCTCACGCCATGTCTCCTGCGGCATATAGCAGGTTGCTACAAGTTCGATCATGGCTTCGCTACTCCAAATGCTAGAACTTCGTGCAGCTCCACGCCGTTCTTGGCTACTCCAGTTTGAGGCGTGCCGTGTTTCACATCGAAGAACAGCACACCCGTCACCGTCACCTTACCGGATAGCTTGCGCCATGCGGCCGGTTGCCCGAAGAGTTTCACGCACGCGGCCCGCGCTGCAGCCGCCTGCGGTCCCTTAATGCCCTTCGCGCTCTGTGACGGGTCCGGGAACTCCACGATCATAGTCGATCCGCTCGCGCCCTTGATGACGAAGTGGATGTCCTCGTCAGCCTCGTACTTGAAGCCGACTGCCTGCGCCGTAACCGAGTACACCTGCCGCTCGGCTGGATACCGCGTCGTATCGCTTAGCTTCGGGCGCGTTGTGAACGGAGCAGGCAACGCGGATAGCTGCTCAACTGTCGCGGTCTTCGGCGTGAAGTTGATAAGGTGCGCGTCAGGGTCTCGAAGCACTTTGACCGACCAACGTTCTTTCCCACTGTCCGGCACCTGAGCCGCCTGCACGGTATCGGGCGTGTACTTGGCCGGCAGGAGCGTTAAGGCAACGGTTGTGCCTAGAGCCGCTGTGCCGCAGACGACTGCTGCGATAATGCGTTGACCGACTGCGCTCATGTTCAATTCCAGTTTGTGACTGCCGGATCGGGCGCGGTATGCGCGACCGCCTGCGGCTCTACCTTTACGGCTTGGACGCTATGTGCTGGAGCCGCAACAGTGCGCGGGCCGGTCGTGATATCAACGCTAACGAAACCGAGTTTGCCCTGCCAGTGCTCGACGGGCAGGTCGATGCCGAGTTTGATGTGCAGAGTTCCGAGGGAAATCACACCATAGAGCTTCGCGGAGAGAGTTATCATGTTCGTTTTCCTTTCACTTGACAGCGTTGCCAAATACGGCCCAACCGAGTAGACCGAGCAGAATGAAGATCACGAGGCCCCACGCATTCCGATAAGGCCGATCCGCCGGAACATACCAGCAGACACCGTAAAAGATGAGCGAGACGATGAAAATTACCCAGAAAAGGCTCCCCTTTTCGATGATACACCTTCCTTTCGCGTCAAGGCGGAGGACCAGGACCGTTCCACCTGCCGTAGCCCCAATACCCACCTCCGAATACAACCAGTAATACGATTATTAGCAGGAGGGTATTTCCGCTAGAATAAGCGAACGCGCCGCCTCCGCACAAAAGCAAGACCAGCAGAATGAGAAGCAAAATTCCCATGATTCACCGCCTATGAGTCAGTAGCGCCCGTCGCAGAAGAAACGATCTGACGCAGTATTTAGCCTGATCCACAGCACACGGAACGGACACGACACGGCGATCTGCTGATCGTTCGCCCCCACCTCGTTCTCCGCCTGCGCGTCCGTGGGAGCCGTGATGCGGTCACGCGCGAACAGAACCCAACTACCGGGACCGCCGCCCGTCGCCACGGTGCGGATGAGGCACGTACCGATAGTCATGCCTGGATCGAGGCCGGGGTAGGGATTCTTGCTCGCTGCCTGAAGCGCGGCGATGCTCGCGTAGTCGGTGCCGTCACTGGCAAGGACCCGCCACGTCGCCACGCCAGGAGCCCAACTCTGCGGGAGCGGGTTCGGCCATGATTCGTAGACCTGCGTCGCCATCCTCTACCCTCCTCAACTGTCACGGCTATCCGAAACGAACAGAAGCCCGCTTTCGAGCCTATCCCTGCGGATGGGCCGAAAAACGGGCTTCGTCAATATCGGGCACGAGTCCCTTTGCCTAAGTTGTCATAGCCATTATACGCCACACGCGGGCGCTTTCCTCTTTTACTGACCTGCCTTGGCCTCTTCACGCATATCGCGCATATCTCGCCGTAAATCTCGTAGTTCGGGCGGGACCTTTGATTCAGCACGCTCAGGAGAACCTCTGACTATGCGCGAGTTGAACGGATCGAACAATTCGCTCGTTTGCGGGATACTCTTTGGCTTCAACTTCTGCCGCAATCTTGGAACGCGAGCCTTCACGTAATCCATGACCGTTTGCCGTCTGCGCTCCTTCTCGTCCATCTGCGCCGCGATGTCCGCGATGAACGTCGGGACGAAACTGCCGATAGAAGAGCCTGCCAGGAACTTCGCGCCCTGCGAGGAGCCTATCTCGCCCCAGTCCTGCGCCGCGTGCAGGTATGGCAGTTCCCGCAGCGATTCGGCCACGGGATGAAGCGGATCGGTCTTGCCTGTAACTGCATCCGACAGGCTCGCCCCAATCGCGAAGAGTGTGCCGATCGGGTTGATGGTCTGCGTCTCGTAACTTCGCCTTCCGACCTTGACGCCCGGAGCGGCCCACCCCTTACGCTTCAGGTTCTCGCGTTCCTTCCAGTCCTCGGGGTATCCGACGGCTTGTCCCTTGCTTCTCATATACGCGCCCAAAGCAATGATTCCCAGCCCGACCAATCCGCGTCCGAAGGTGCGTGAGAAGTTCCGCTGCTCCTCAAGGCTCATCGTTTCGCCGACCTGCTTACGGGCGTAGACCTTCGCCGCTTCGTATACCATACCAACCGGCGTGTACTCCAGCATCCGCGCCACTATATTGACTGGCACGGTCTGGACAGGGAAAACGAAGTCCAGCACGTTCGCCGCTATGTGTCCGGGAAGAGCCGCCGGCCCCTTGCGTTCCTTGCCTCTCATACTCGCCGTGAACGCCCGCATGCCCGTACTGAGCTTGTTCTTGTTCAGGAAGACCGCTGCCTCCGCTTCCGTAGCGGCCATTGCCGAGATAGCTTCAGCGTCCATGTGAGGATAGACGCGAGCCAATTCCTGTCTGGCCCGTTCGAATGCGGCGAGCTTAAAAGGCCGGTACGCGGCAGAGTGAGCGCGCGAAGCTGCTTCGACGTAAGCGTCACCGATAGCAGTCCCAGTGCTCGGCGCGAGATGCAGACCAGTTGAGGTAGAGCCGATCGGCTGCATTCCCGTTCGTTCCTGCGCCTTCGTCTCGCCATGTCGCGCGATAGCCGCCGCCTCCGATATCCCCTGTGTCGCCGCCTTATAACCCGCCTGAGCGACTTCTCCGAGTCTGGGCGCAAATGCCGCGCGCCGACCTGGAACCGATCCGACGATGCTCGATCCCGCCTTGGTAGCGACCAGCGCGTCCACTACTGCGCTTGGAATCTTCCGCACTTCCTCCGCGCCGAGGTATATCCCGTGGGAGACGAGAACCTTCGCGATGATCCGGGGAGCCGTAATCAGTCCAGCCCGACGGATAGCGAGGATCTTCTGTGTGAACGATACTGGCTGCATCATCAGGATTTCGGCGTTCACCTGATCGCGCAGCGCGTCCCGCTTGCTTCGCGCTTGGGCCAACTCTTCGTCAACCGGTCCCGGCGGGCGAGCCTTCTTCTGGAAATCGCGCTCGCGTAACTGTCGTTCGAGTTCAGCTATGGACTTGGCAGTCATCCTTTTCGCCTGCGCGAGCCTCTGTTCGTCAGTCATCTTGACCGGCTCGGCAGTAGCTTTACGCATCTCCTGCAACTGGCTCAACAGCGCGGCATGTTCCAGTTTCGCTTGACCGAGTTCTTTCGACCAGACCGCGACCGTCTGCTTCTTCCCTTCGATATCACCCACCTGGATACGGCGGTTTAGTTCGGCATTGGCCTTCACGGTCGCGCGCAGGCTCGATTCGATCTTGCGTTGTTCGGGACTGCCCTTCACGGCATCGCGGGCCGTTTTTCGTAGGGCCGCCATCTGCTCTCGTAACTTGACCTGCTGCTGCTTCAGTTGGCCGAGTTCAGCGGACCACGGTGAGGATGCCGTCTTCGCCCCCTCGATGTCGCCTGACTGAATCCGCTTCTGTAGATCGGCGATGGATCGCTGAGTAGCGCCGATAGCCGTCCTGATCTTGCTTTGGTCGATGTCGCCCTTGTTTAGATTGTCATATACACCCTGGAGTCTGTCACGTTCGACCTTGAGCGCATTGGCCTCCGCGTCGTACGCGATCTTCGTCTGCTCCGGCTTCTTCGTCTTCGTGTCGATGTACCTGTTAAGGTCCGTGATCTGGTTCTTCAGCCGCGTCTTAACAGCGTCCATTGCGCTCTTTAGCCCCTCCGCCGTGGAACGTGTATTGGCTATTCCCTGCTTGCGCATCGTCTCATTGACTTCAGCGGTCAGACGGCGCACCTCGGCGCTTTGGGCGTCGCGCTGGAAACCCGTCTTCAGCGGACGCTGTCCCTTCTGAGCGTCCTCCAACTGCTCTATCTTGAGCATCTGCGCTTTCATCTCGCGAAGCGTCGCGGCATTCTCTTCCGGGTTAGGCTTCGTCGTCTCTCCGTACCGGCTGATAGCGCGGCGGATGTCACTGTGGGTTATGCCCTCGATAACATCCTTGGCCGTCTCGTGGATTTCGCTGACCAGCGCGCCGATTTCCCGGACGCCATGCGAGATCAGGACCTTTGCCATCCTGACGACGATGCCAGCCTCTTCCGCTGGTAGCCTGACGGCGCCGGACTGTCGGCTGGTAGGCTTGCCCGGTCGGGAACGTAGCGCGCGCCACTCGTCCGCAAGGCCCTTGAGTTCGGCCTTGAACTCGCCTCGCGCCGCAGTACGGTTCAGTTTGCGGGTCGCCTTCTGGCCCTCGCGCGTCAATTCCTCGACAGCCGATTGCGCGCGCTGGTTCTCGTATGCCGCGTCCGCCGCCTTCTTCTCCTGCTCCTTGGCTGCCCGGTCCTGTTCGGCCTTCTCGTATTCGGCGACCTTCGCCCGCAGGGATTCCACTTCCGCGCTATTGATCGAACTGCCCTTCGCCATTACCGCCCGCCCGACGACGGCCTTCAGGCTCATCTTGTCGTCAATTGTGAGCTTGCGCGACTCGAGCGCGCGGCCCTGCATCGTGCCCGACTTCTTGTCGATCTCGGCGATACTGGCAAACTCCTTCAGCAACCGCTCGCGCTCGGAGCCGGCGCGCAGTATCTCGCGGCTGCCGGTAAGCGTAGACGTGGCTTCTTCCAATGCAGGCAGGCGGTTCTTGATCTGCTGGAGCCGGATGTCAAGTCCAGCAGTCTCTTCGGCGCTCAGTCCGCGCGGACGAGATCGCATCTCGTCAATCGTGCCACGGATATGCTCCTCGGTATGAAGCCCCTGATCGAACGCCTTTGCGAGCGTTTCGATGTGTGATTGCGGAGTGTGCGGGTTCAGCGGAGGCAGGCCCAACCGCTCCAAGTCGCGGTTCACCGACGCGTTTCGAGAGGCCGTATCATCGCCTTCCGGTTTCGCCTCTCGTGTGATTTCCTCCGTGGGAACGCGCTTGCCGATCTCATTCCACGCGGCGTGAAGATTCTCGTCGCTGATCTCGTGTCCGAGGTCGGCGCGCATCCGCTTGGCCCATTCAGCGAACGTGCGGATACCCGCTTCGACGTGGTAGCCGCCGATCTCCACAAGGTCCTTGAGTATCGTCGGATCGATGCCCGCAGACAATCGGTTCAGCTTGTCCTTGAGTCGATTGACGGCTTCCTCGTACGCGTCTCTGGTGAAGACCTTGTTCTGCGCGCCGTACTCTTCGGCAGGCTTGGTCTTTGATTCCGCGCCCGCGCTCTCCGCCTTTTCACCAGTAGGACGAGGAGGCTCTGGCGCAGACTCAGCCTTCGGTGCCTCTCCCTGCTTCACAGGAGGCGTTTCTGCGGGCTTTGCGGCTGCGGGGGTAGGTGCGGGCGGCTCGGCGGGTTTGGGCGTGGGAGGCTCGCCAATATTCCAGTTGTTACCCTTTAACGACCAGCGACGACTTCCTGCAGGCCCCTTATTCAGCATGACGTAAGGTTCGGACGCCGATGCGGGATGGACAACTTTGCCTGCGTAGACTTGCCCCTTCTCGTCTTTCCACCAGACCTTATCACCAACAACAGGAGCCCCACCGGATGGTTGACCTGCGGAAAGCCCCCCTTTCGCAGAATCCGGTGGGGTCGTTGTAGCTGCGGAGGACGGTGCAGCCACAGCGTTGACACGGTACTCCGATCCATCGGCGCGGCGGATGACATGCTCGCCGTCAACGATGCCCTCGTAGCGTGCGCCCTCCGGTACGGTGACGCCGGCAGGTGCAGGACGCGCTTCGGGGGCAGTTCCGCCGACGTGCACGTCAGGTTGTGCCGCCACCGCCCCCGAAGCCTTCTGATAGTCCCACTGCTGCCCATCATGCGCGAGCCGGGACACGGTGCCCATATCCGGCGCGTCCTGCATGAACACATTCGGATCGAGCCGGATCGGGTTCATCGGCTCGCCCGCCGCCTTCCATGCCCGGATTGCACGCTGCACCGTCGAATTGGTCACGAGGACCGGCGTGCCGCCCTCAGCCCGCACCTTCTGGTAGGCCGGGATGATCTTGTCGATCCACTGCTGAACCGACTCGCCGCCGGGGAACGCCTGGTCCGGGTTCTCGACGTGCTGGCGGATAATGGCTTTGTTCGCATCGTTATCCGGCTGCGTCCTGAGCGCATCACCGATGTCAAGCGGCTCGAACTCGTTGTTGACCACAACCGGCAGGCCACTGACGTGCGCCATGATCTTCGCGGCCTGCTGTGTACGCTGGAGCGGTCCCGAGACGATCCGGTCGGCCCCGCTGTCCTTCAGGCTCTCACCGGCCTGCGCCGATTGCTTCTTGCCGGCGGTCGTCATCGTAACGCCGCTCGGCGCGGAGAGTTTGCCCGCGCGATCCGGTATCTCGCCGTGGCGCGCGAACAGGACGCTCTCGGCTGTGCCGGGTGGAACGGTTAGCCCTTGCGATTGCGTGGGCGCTGAGGCTTGGACTGCGGCTTCGGCTGGACCCGCTCCGGCAGTCCCTTGAAGCCCCCCGGCTGCGACTTGGTTGCCTGCTCCCACTCCTTGATCTTGGGGAATTTGCCCTGGGACGCCAGTTCCTCCAGCTTGCGCTGCTGGGCCTTTGACTTGAACGGCACCTGTCATCACCTCCTCTGTTGGGGTTGGTACGACTGGCGGGGCGGTTTCGGCCATCTTCTCCGGTGCGCTGATAGCGCGTCTCCGAAGGTAGGTATCCGCCGTGTGACGGAGTGTGTCGGCCAGGTAGTTGAACGCCCACTGCCGGTTGTCGCCCTTCACGGACGCTGCGTGCTGTGACGCTACTTCCGCCGCGCCCCGCAACGCTTGAGCTTTGTCCAGTGATGGCTCCGACATGAAGCCTTCGACGATCTGCCCGACGCTCTTGCGGACGTTCTGTCGATCCGCCGCCGCGATCCCATGCTCCAGAATGGCCGGTGAAAGAGCCAGTAGGAAGTTGAACGACGCACCACCTGTGTCCCCTTCCCGCAGTTGGTTCATCGCGTTATTGGCGGCGTTGGCGGAGAAGCCAGCCATGATGCCACGAGCCAGCAACGGGGCGCGTGTCGCGATCGCGCCGACTCCCACACCGCTTAACTGCATCTCCGGGTCGGCGAGGCTGTAGAGAAACTTCTCCGCCTCCGGTGCGAAACCTCGCGCCTGCGCCAGTACCTTCGCCCCCTCCGGCCCGCGAATAAGGTTGGCAAGCACTTCTGACGGACGTAGGGTCGATATGTCGCCTGTCTCGTGGTTGATGACCGCGCCAACACCAATCACGCCTTCCGGCCCTGTTTGCGGTGGAACGAACTCCTGTTTCGCCTGCTGCGCTAGTTCGTCGGCCTTCTCAAGGATCGCTTGCTGCGCGACCGGCTTCATCTTCTGCAGGCGCGGGAACCACGTTGGATCGGCAGGGTTCCTAGAAAGCGCGTCCGCCGCTCGCATAGGCACGTTGGCGCGCAGGTTGCCGGTGTTCATGAAGTCCATCTTGAACTTTTGAAGTTGGTCATCCGTGAAGAGCGTCGCGGGCGCACGCAGGCTCGTAGGCTTGCCCTGTGTCGATGACGGGAAGATCACGTCAGACGCCGTGTAGCGCCCGTTTGAGGGAGGCGAGGCAGGAGACGGCCGCAGGTCCATCGGCGGCTGCATCGACGCCTTGAGAGCGGAGATAACAGGTTCAGCGGTTGCGCCGGAGACGGCTCCAGCCGCTGCGCCGAGGTCGCGTCCATAGAATCCGAACTGCTGCTTGGCGGCATCTGTCACAGTACGCGCGATCGGCCCTGCCGCCGCTCCAGCAGCCGCGCCAATCTGCCCTCCAGCGGGTGTAGGTGTGGCGGACGGCGGCGTGCTGGAATATCCCGGTGGTAGCGGTGGAAGCGTTGGAGACGGAGCATTGCCCGCTTGGTCCATCTGAACAGCATCACTGAGCATCTGCGCCATGTAGCCAGGACCGGAGCTCGCGTACGATCCAGGCGGGACCTGAAAGCCTCTCGGCAGGCTGACGTGGATATGGTTGTAGTGGTCTCCACCGATATTCGTCTGCCACAGGTAGCCCTTGTTAGTGCCATGCTCGCCGAAGGAGTATCCTGCCTGCTCCAGGTGCGTCACCAGCAGGTCGCCGAGGTTCTTGCCCTGCTTGGAGGATAGCGGCACGCCGTTGATTGTCGAGATGTCGAGCGCCAGCCCAGGGATATGCCGCGACCGGTTTCCACTCTGCGCTACCTGCAGGTTGTGTTCGAGGGTCCGCTGCGCCGAGCTGATTCCGAGCTTGAATCCGAGGCCGTCCGCGATGTCGTTGATGTCATTCAGAAGTCCCGCATGAGCGCGGCCGCCTGACTGACCCATGAACTGCAGGCGCGGGAATCCGCTGATGGGAACGATTTTGCTCGGCGGAGCATCCGAGAAACCTGCTGGAAGAGGCGGCATGGAGGACGGCTGCGCGCCCTGGTAAGGGTTCGCAGGCACCGGCATCGGGGGCGCATCGGTGTAGCCGGCAGGTAGAGGCGGCAGCGTTGCGACTCCGCCGCCCTGGTCGCCTTGATTACCAGATTGAGGATCGTCCGGCATATTGCGTTGTACCTGCAAAACGTGCTACTATGTGAGCGTCACGGTCGCTGGAGTACAATTTCATAAAGAAGGCATGGCGCAAGCCATCCTCTCGACGCCCGCTTTCCAGCGACCGTGACAAGTAGCTGAGATGGCGGGCGTCGTTGCGTGTGCCGATCAGCTTTGACCTGATGGGCCGCGCCAAGTCAGGACTAGCCGAGATACGTCTTGTTCAGATCAGTTAGGCTCCGATATGCCACGGCGAGATATGTTTTGCCCGGTTGCGATGCGCCCGGACGCGATTGGACTTGATGGGCCAAGCCGGGACAAGTTCCGAAAAGCTATGCCGAGCCACGCCTGGCTGTGACAAGTTCGGATGAGACGGGCCGAGTCTTACTCTCTCTCAGAAAGGAACGAGAATGTCCACTGCTACGAGAACGAAGGGAAACGGAAAGCCAGTTGCGATTGAGACGTTGGACACAAGCCAGACGACGAATGGCGGCGATTTTGTTGTCGACAAAGGCCGCCCCTACATCGCAACCGTGAAAATCGAGGGAGTCGCGACACTCCTGCTTCACGCATGGAACTGCGATTCGGTCGAAGCGAAGGCTGGAGCCGTGAAGGGCAGTTCGGCCAAGAAGACGGATGATGTAGAATCGTACGTCGTTCGGGCATCGAATGGCGAAATCGGCATTCCCGCATCGTACTTCCGCGGCATGATATGCGGGGCGCAGGGAGCCGCGAAGTATCGCCAGGACCCGCGCTCGCCGCGAAAGTCCGCGCTCGACCTGTACCGCGCTGGCGCGGTGATTATGACGGAGATTGCATCGCTCGGCGTCAAGAAGTGGGACCTGCTCGACAAGCGGCGCGAGGTAGTCATGCGCGCTGGTATCACGAGAGTGCGTCCTGCTATGCTCGCCGGTTGGCGGTGCGAGTTCGATATTCAGTGCATCCTGCCTGAGTACATCAGCCCACACGATCTTCACTCGGTTCTCGTCGATTGCGGCCGTCTCTGCGGCCTAGGTGATCATCGTCCCACATATGGACGGTTCGCCATCGTCGGCTACGAGGTTCGGCAGCTTTGACTCGCTCAGATGCGCTATGTCTCGCCCTGCCACGTCAGGACAGGTTGCGACTCGTCTTGTCGCGCTGTGGCAAGTCGCGCTGCGTTAGGACGTGCTACGCATAGCCGAGACAAGTTCCGCCAGGACAGGATCAGATCGGATATGCTCAGTTCAGCCATGCTGTGTTGTGTTTGGTTTAGACAAGCCTAGACAAGCCAAGACTGGATTAGTCGTGCTTCGATTATCTCCTACCGCTGCGGCACCCACTGGCCGTTCTGTAGGAGGAATGTCACCGGACGCCCCTGCGCATCGTAGGCGCGCCGCGTGACTGGCGCGCCTGTCGGTGCCTTTGGCGGTGCAGCAACTCCCGGAACTGCGGATTTGGCGCTCGACGCAAGAGCGTTGGCCGCTTGATTCGTTGCGGTAGGACTCGGATTGCCGGTAGCCGCTGAGCCAACCTGCATGTATCCGCCTTTCACAAGCGAGCCGTAGGCATCGTCACGCAGACCCTTCAGCGCGTCCAATGTCCCTTGAGCCTGCACCTTCTGCTGAGCCAACTGGTCCAGTTTCCTGACGGCGAATGGATTACCTATCGCGGCCATGTTTAGGAGCGCCGAAGGGATCTTCTCGTCAAATCCTGTCAGTTGTGCCTCCAACGCCGCCGTGTCCCGTTTCAGCCCGTTGTACGTCGCCCTGGCATTGGCTGCCGCTATCCTCCGGTCGCCTTGCGCGAGTTTCGCCCAGTCAATCTGTGAAAGCAGGGAGACCTTCTGGCTTGCGACCGTTTCCAGCGCGCGCCGATGCGTAATCAGTGACTGCTGCACCTGGCGCTTGAGAGCGTCATCTGCAGGAAACGCGGCTACCTGATCTTTGAGTAACGCCGAACGCTGGTCGGCAACCTCTTTGTACGCCTGCGCGCGCGTCTGTGCGGCCTGCGCCGTCATCGTCCTCGCGGCGGTCACCGCCGGTATCGCGCGCGCCTGAGCATCGTGCCACGCCTTGAGTGCGTCATCCTTACCGATCTTCGCCTGCTGTCCAGCCGTCAGTTGCCCGAAGAAGTCACGAGGCAAGCCAGGAACGTCGGGCGCGTGAGGAACTCCCTCCTGCTGTTGGGCTATCCCCGGCGCAGCTCCAGCGACAGAAGCCGCCGCGCCGATCGCCGGGGCCATCATGCCCATCATCCCGGCCGCGGGATTGAACGGCGACATCGCCATGCCGCCCATCATTCCCGGCATTCCCTGCTGTGCACCAAACTGCGCGGATTGAGGAAGCTGTTGCTGCATCGCCCTCTGCGTGTCCATCTGCTTGCCGCGAGCGACCGCCGCGACCTGCTGCTCCACCGGCGTCTCGTGCATCCAGCGCGCGAGAATTCCGTAGTTCAGGACCTGCTCCGGCGTCGCGCCAACACCCACGAGGCTTGTGACGAGACCCTTCGTGTCGTTGGGCCCCCACTGCTTCTTCTCTCCTGTGTTGTCGGCGCGCGCCTGCGCTTCGGCAGTCATGGCCTTCGTGTAGTCCGGTCGCGCCTGTGCCTCCTTAAGCTGCGCGTCACGAAGCCCCTGCCCCTGGTTCCATTCCAGCTGCCGCTGTGCGAACTCACGCGCCTGCTGGTCGCGGATGGCGTTCTGGTACGCCGCAGTCTGCGCCTGCTGCTGCTGAGCTAGGCCGTAGTTCTGCTGCGATTGCTGCTGTTGGTCGAACTGGTTTCGACCCTCGAACAACGCTTGCATGAAGGGAGAGAGACCCACAAGCCTACTCCTATCCGAAGATGCCCGGAAGCGCCATCATCTGCTGACCGAACGCGGGATTCATGTATGGCGTTGGTCCCTGGTTGCCCTGCATCCACCATTGCGTATCCGAGGAAGAAGGCTGAACCGAACCGCCTGCCGGGTAACTGATGCCACCGCCTCCACCACCACCGCCCAACGGGTTCCAACCGAAAGAGCCGCCGAGCGCGCCGCCCAGGAGCGACTGCCAGAAGCTATCCGTGAGGCCGCTCTGCTGCTGGCTCATCTGGCCGAGTTGCTGATGCAGCCCCGCCTCTTGGTTGCCCATGTTGGCTTGCAGGTTCCCCTGGTTCTGGTAGAGGCTCGCAAGGAGGTTGTTCATCGCCATCTTCTGCGAGTTTGCTTCCTGGCCCAATCCAGCATACGCGTTCGCGTTCTGTCCCTGCCGCGCCATGTTGAGGTATAGGTTCCCAGCCGTCGCCGCGTTGCTGTCGCCCAATCCACGGCCCGACAGGTTCGCCTGAAGGTGCTGCTGCTGCTGGCGGGCGGCGTCGGCGTTCAGTCCCGACATGTTGTTGTACATCGTGCCGTAGGTGCCCGCCAGATTACCGTTCGGATCGAAGATCGATGCGTTCGCGTAGGGGCTGATCTGGTTGATCGCGTTTCCGTAGCTGCCCATCGCTTGCTGATACGCGGCTTTCTGTGCGGCGAGCGCCTGGTCGCCTTGACCCGCGTCGGGGTATGGTCCCCCTGGGAATAATTTCGCGTGAAAAACGCTGGTGATGGGATTGAACACGTCCCCGAAAAAGCCCATATCGCGCTCCCAATGAAAACACCCGCCGTTCTCCTGTGGATTACCACGAGAGAGAAGGGCGGGTGTCGCAAGCGATTCTGCGTGCCCGGTCTATTCGGTTGAGATCACGGACAGTCTACGCTTTTTGAGGCCGTTCGTCAACCTTCGCCCGGTTACTCGACGTACGCGACGGCAATGGTCGCGCCGGCTCCGCCACCGCTTCCCAGCTTTCCACCGCCAAAGATGAAGTAGTAGGGGCCGATCGTATATGTGTCCGTCGGATGGAGTAGTGGGATATTCGCATAGAACACGTTGAACGACTTGTCCGAGCTTACCACCGGACTTCCCACGGTGGAGAAAGAACCCCCGTTGTCCTGATAGTAGTTTGCTGTGAGCGTAGGATCGGCGTTTGGGTCATTAAGCGCAGCGTTCCCTCGAAAGTTAATGCGTGTCCCTGTCTGACCGCTTCCAACAGCCCATTGACGCTGCAAATCGTTGAGAGCAGTTACTCCACCACCCATAAAACTATTGAGTGCCAGACCGGACGGCATCACGTCGTTGTAACTGGCATGGAACCCCAAGTTGTTCCCACCGACACTTGCCAGGAACGCAGGGCCTCCCTGATTCTGCCGTGGCGTGAACGTACGGAAGTAGAGGAAGTTGCCAATGTCTACAGACCCAACGTTGTGAAGCGTGACGGTGTGCTTGATAGCATGAACGTCGAAGTCGGTTAGAGCACCCACTCCAAGTAGTGTGTAGATGTGACGTATCTCTAAGTAGTTCGGCCCTCCAAGAGTCTCGTTCGCTCCAAACGTCAATGTCTGGTTTGTGTTCGAATAAGCAGGTGTCGTGAGAGTACCAGTGCCCGTATCCGGCAATCCATCCGTGACGACAATATCCTGCGGGGTGCCCGCAGGATCGTACGTGTAGTTGAGATACCAGTAATCGTTGCCGGAGTCTGGGTCCAACGGAAATATGAATATCTCATCCCAGATGTTCGTGAACTCGTCTGTAGACCCCGGAACGAATCGCAGTCCAGGCTGCGTGCGGTCACTGGAATTAAGACCTCCCCATTCGCCAGTATCATACTCAGCGTATATATAGTTGTTCTGTAGTGTATAAGGTGGGGGAGGCATCGCTCACCTAGTCAGTGGGAAACGAGTAACCCAACACCATGCAGAGGCGCGTGATCGTCGTTGCACTGTCCACATGGAACCGGATACAGTCGCCTTGCAGGACGGATAGCGTGGACCATCCAGCCAGAACTGTGTCCTGTGACTTGGCGGCGCTACTCAGTGTGGGCTTGTTGCTCCCGCAGATGCTATTCGCGGAAGTAGCCGGGTAGGTGGCGTACGGAACCTTCCAGATGTCCACAACGGCGCTGCCTGACTGGTCCGCGAGCATCGTAACGGACTCGATGTCGGCTGCGAAGCTCATGTAGAGATCGGCTATCGCACCAGCAACTATCGCGCTGCCATCCGCGGTGAAGACCTGTAGGACGATCTCTCCACCACCTGCGACTATGTTGATCTGCGCCGATTCGGTTGCAGGGTCGTCGGTGACGGTCGCGCCGCCAGTGAAGTTGAGAATCTTACCGCGGCGGGACTTTAGAACACCATTCTGACGAACAAGTATCTGTGGCGCGAGGTACGCAAGGCCAGCGCCTCCCACCTGCTCCGGCGAAGGACCGCCCGGTCCTACGTCCGTCAATACGATGGTTTCGCTCGCCAATCACTTATCCGTTCACCTTGCGGCCAACGTGCTTCGTGCGTATATGCTGGTGGAAGTACGATCCGATGCTCGGCGCGCCTTTCATGGCGAAGTGCTTCTCGGAGGGCACATCCTCGTAGTCCCACACGTCGCCGCTATTGAACCGGACCCGGAGCACGTTCTTATCCGGGTCGTGCGCTATCGCCGAGATGTTACTGCTCTTGACTGAGTGCATCTCCATCGTCATCCTCCTTCACTTCACATTCCCGATCCATGATGCAGTCCCGACGTGCTTGACCGGAATGGCGGTCGTCGCACCGTAGCGGACACCATGCTCGTGGAGCCAATGGCTGAACATCCAGTCCTCTGGAATGACGCCCGCCTGATACTTCCCGTCATCGTCAAAATAGATCGCGTCCTGAATCGTGAAGCCAGGAAACTCGTCCACCCAGGGCGCGGTGAGCCTTACCGCCATCAGCCCGGTGTTCGTCAACAGTATCTCGCCGTCACGCTCGAAGAACCACTGAGCGTTGAAGGTGCGCGGGAACTCCTCGATCTCGCTCTGCCTGAGTCTCCGCCGCGTCATGCCCTTCTCAGCCGCCGTAGAGGTTTCGTCGCTCCCGTCCTGCGTCTTGATTGGGACAACTGCCGAGAGCACGTCCAACCGATGATCGTCCATGATCTTGAGGAGCTTCGGCAGCCAATCGGGCAGGAGCGGCGCAACGTCGGCATGAAGCATCACGAAGCGGTCAACGTGCTCGGTCTGCCGCCGGTTCAGCGCGTCTACCCAGAAGGTATTGAAACCGTGGCACAGGAGGCTGTGGGCGCTCGTCATGTCCATCAGGTCGCGCTTGCCACGGTTCAGGTGGGCCGCGACTATGGCGCAGTGCGTCTCCATGTCGAGCTTGCGGTCGAATGTCGGAGTGCAGAGGTATGTCTTACCGGTCGGCATGGCTACTTAGCTCAGTCCCAGATACTCCAGCGTCATGTTCGAGATCGTCACGTCGGGCGCGGTGAACTGCATGTCGGGCCACAACAATCGCCCCTGGCACGCCCCTGTAAACCCCTGCTGGAACAGGATTCCCACCGGATAGATCGCCGACCCTTGCGCGTACACGTAGATCGGATACGGTCCCTCCGAGTACCCCGCGTCTGTCATCATCGTCACGGTCCCGATCTTCTGCGGCTTGCCTGACAGCGCGGCTTCAGCCTGAGCGTACGGCGCGGAGCCGGTCACCTGCAGCAGCACGGCCTGCTTTCGCCGCGACCTCATCGCTTCCTGCCCGCTTGCACCCCCTCCATCGAATGGCCGCGCTACCAGCCTCGATGATACCACGGCTGGATAGTCGCTGTCGCCCGCCTTGTCCGTGGCGCAGAAGTACGCAAGCTGCCTACCGTACGCGCCCCACGTGCCGACCGATAGGAAGACCGTCTCCGGGAACAGCGAGTTCTCCACATACGCCGCCGCCCGCACCAATCCCCATCCGGTGTCAGACCAGCCCTCGGTCGTCGTGTCGTAGCGCCAGGTCTTCGAGGCGATCGAGAGGTAGTAGCGGTTCGAGTGATACCACGCCTGCACCTTCCCGGAAGCCTTTCCCGCGACTTCGACGGATACAGCCGCGCCGGGGTCAGGAACCGCGTTGTTCTGATAGGCAAACCCTCGGAAGTAATCCTCCATCGGCAGCGAATCCTTCTGAATCTGCAGGATGCCGTATCCGGTCGCCATCGCTCCGAACGACCACACTCCGTCTTCTAGCAGGATGAAGACGCGCTCGTTCAACCTGACGATACTGTCGGCATTCACACACCCTCGCTCGTGAACCGGACGCACGGCGAAGCTCGTGATGTCGTCGCCCCATACGGCGCTCACCGTCCGCAGTTTGAACACGAGCATCACAGACCCAAACGAGTGCATTCCGACGATCTGATCCCCGAACGACGAGGCGACGCGCGTGCGGATGCCGTCCGCCACATTCGTAGGCAATGGCAGAGAACTGAACCGCGTCGGTGATCCTGCGTTGCTGATCTGCAGGAAGTCCTGATTCGTCGCGTCGTTTAGGACTAGCCGGTCCTTCCACACGCATAGCGCCGAGAAGTTGTTGGGCGGATCATTCTCGCCTGCCGTGCTCGACGGAGCGTGCCCGTCTACGATTGCGTCCGTGTTGCCGTCCACATAGGTGGTCGTACCGACAGGTACGTAAGCCACAAGGTTGTAGACGCTCGATCCAGGGTTCCTGCGGTAGATGCCCCATTGCGTCCTGCCGGTTGTCCCACCGGTGGTTCCAGACGGAATTGTGATCGTAAGCGCCTGGTTTCCCGCCGTAATTACAGGAGACGTTACGCTTGGCCCGACGCTCGATTCCCTGCCGCGCTCGTCTACCCACACTGGCACGTAGTCGTAGGTCGCGCCCACTGTGAGGCCGGGTGGACCAAATCCGCCTACGAGTGTCGGTGTGGAGAACGCGCCTGGAGCAACTAGTCCGAGCTGATAGAAGTGGAACCCCCCGCTGTCGATGTAGATGCGGTATCCAGACCCACCGGACGATGGTACAACGATCAGTTCGTCCTTGTACTGGATCGCCCGAATCCCGGCGGTCGCAGTCGGGCCACTGGCTGTGGCAAGGGTGGGCGTGATGAAGTTGATTCGGCCCCTTGTCACTGCGCCGGTGTTGTAGATTTGGTAGGTCGATCCGGATAAGGCGATCTTGTAGATGTTTGTGCCGCTGAATAGGAGGAGCGCACTGTAGACGCTGGCCGGGTCGTTGTACGGCACGAGGGCGTCGATGTCGTACGTAAGCGGAATACCCCAGGACTTGAGCTGGTAGCCGAGGCGCAGAAGACCGGCGCGGGCGGAAGTGAAGTTTACGAGGTTCTGGCAGAGTTGCTCAGGCAGTTTGGCGGGGTCGGCATAGGAATCCATACCGAGGGGTGGCGGAAGGGTTTGCTTTTCGCGGGTTGACACATGATCTTCCTATACCGTCAATCGAACCAGACTTGGATGTTCGCCAGTAGGCTCCCTCCGTTGTTGATGAGCAGGGAGGCCGGTGTCGAAACGGTGGGCACGCTCGCGTGGAAGAATCCTACCGGGTTCAGCGACCATCCAACCGTCTGCCCCGTGTGCCGCACTGTGATAGCGTTCGTGTTGCCAGCGGGCAGATAGATCGTCACCATGCTCGTGTTCGGCGGAATGGCGATGGTCGTGTCGCTGCTAGCTGCGAGGGTCACAGTTTGGCGGATGTTCGGGCTGTTCTGGTTGACGAACAGGTCCGACTGCTGCGCCTCGTTCGCCGCTACGGGAGCCGCCGAGAAGTCCTGCCGGGTGATCTGGTGCGTCACCGTCGCCACGCCTACCGCCGCGCCGTTCAGATAGGTGCTCATTGACTAACGCCTCGCACGGTTGATTCGGCCCAAATCTACAGTCACGGTAGGCTCGTACGCCTGATTCATCTCATTCATGGTCGTCGCGATGATCTTCACTGCGTTCTCGGCTTTCGGCGCGTAGTATTCGACGTACCCCTTGAGAACCGGGTCGTTCATCTGTGTCGCCGCTACAAGCTCCGTCGCTTTGTAAAGGAACTGCGGATATAGGTCGTATGGCAGTTGCTGCAGCGTATCGTTGTCGTGCTGCGGCGGGATAAGCCCCATGACCGCCGTCAGTGACACTAGGCCGGCACTCGATGCCGCAGGAATCAGCCACAGCTCGTACGCCTCGACCGCTAGATAGATCGGGGGCGTGCTCGGTGTCGCCCCACGCCAGTCGTATCCGTTCCGGTCCAACTCCTGCAGGCTCGTCATCTTTAGCGGGTCGAACGATGTATTCCCGCTGGTCTGCCAGCGCGCCGACATTACGCGGTCGATCTGGCTGTTACTCGTGTTGAACCCGCTGTCGAGTTGAACGAACTGCGGGCCATTGGAGGCGGTTGTCGCCGGCACGTTAGCCGTGAGCGGCTTGTTCGCTCCGAAGTCCAACGTGCGCAGGTTAATCTCGGCGACCGCCTCGTCGATCTTCTGCTGCATCAGGTACGGCGTGAGCCACGAAACGGTTGACGGAGCCTTCCCACGCGCTCCCATGAGAGCCTGCGGGTCTATCGGTGTCCCGGAGAGTGCGGCCCCCTGCTGCAATAGATCTGTTGCAGTCGGATACCCCAGGTTGCGAATTATCGACTCCTGCAAACCTAACCGGGTCTGATCGAGAGGCATCCGTTACCCCCTGCTAGAGAAGTCGTCGCGCGGCGTGCGCTCGATCACCTCGCCCACCTGAAACGCTTTGTCCATATCGACGCCAATACCGTCGGCAAGAGTGCGTTCGCCGTAATCGTTCAACATGGTCAGCGCGCCATACTCCGGGAACCCGGTCACCTCGTCCTGCACCTTCGGGCCGACGTAGAAACGGGCAGGCATGAGATTGGACCGATAGGGAAATCGGGTGGTATAGTGACTGCCGCGCGCCATCTTACGCTCCCAACGCCCTACGCTTCACGAAGAACGGCTCGGCCCGCGCCTTCAGCGCCCGCGCCTCGAAGATGCTGGCTACGGGGATGGACGGCCCCATCTGCTTCGAGTTGCCGTGATCCACGAGGTTCGCCCATGCCGTTCCGTTACCGGCCATGCCTATCCTGATCTCGTGATAGTCGGTCACGTCGATAGGATCGTTGGTCGCGGGATGGAAGACGAACTCCCGCCCGTAGATGACGGTGGTCCCCTTCTCGTTATCAGGCTTCATCTCCGACCTGATGCCCCCAAGAACTGCCGGCATGGCCGTAGGATCGGCCTCCTGCTCTTTGAGGGCCTTGTCGGTCGTCTCGGCGTCGGCGACAGGCAAAGCCACTGCATCGAGGCCCTGCGCTGTCGCGTCCGCCGAATCCAGTTCCGTGCCCGCCGCCTTCACCTTCTCGTCAGGCGGTCTGTGAGTATGACCTGGTTTATGTAGCATGGTCCCTACCTTATGCTGGTGAAGTGGTCGAATGGTACGAGCACGACCTGTACGACGAGCGAGGTGATCGAACTGTTCGAGCTGCCAGTCACCACACGTATGCTGAATATCTGGCCTTCCTTCATAACCACCGGGATACTGCGGGTGCCGGCTGTATAGTTCGCGGCGTACCATGCGCCCGTCGCGATCTCCGTGTCGTTGAACAGCGGCTCGAAGATGCGTGAGAGCTTGGCCGCTCCAGTAATCGGAAAGCGTGCGGATCCGCCCTGCGACCCCGTAGCAGCAAGCGTGAACGGCGAGATGAGGTAGCTGTTCGCCGCTGCCGAACCCGCGGCGTCGGTATCGAACACGTCCACGGTGGGAGCTGTGCCGCTGATGACCGCCGCCTGGCAGTTGAACACTATGTTGTACAGGTAGGCGTACGGGAACGGATTGACGATGCTGCCGCCTACGATGAGGCTGGTGGCGGCTTGCGACGTGGAGATGTTGCCAACATCGAGAACCAGTGAAACGGGCGATCCCCACGCTCGCGTGTGATGGGTGTCCGGTGAGGACTGGACGCGGTAGTCGCTTGTAACGGCTATCGTGCCCAGCCCATCGGACGCGGTATTGCCTAGCCCCGGCCCTGTTGCGTTAAAGCCGGCTGCGACTGTACTCATAGTTTCCGGCCTCCTCTAAGTTCCCGGGCTGGCATATATGCCACGTCCGTCCGAAGCACCCCACGCGAAGCGCTCGGTGGCGACGTATAGATAGGACTGCACGTTGAGAATCCAGTCGCTATCGACCACCACGTCGCTGCGCTTGTACCATTCGAGGTGATGCTTCTTGCCGAGGATCATCCAGCCGTTGTAGGCAGGTGTGGTGTACGTACCGCCCACGGAGCCGCTGACCTGCCAGTATGGCCACTCGATGATCGACACGCCGTCCCTAGCAGCGGTGTTGGACTGATTGTCCGCCGTCCCTCGCTCCTTCGGGTCGTTGAATATCTGGTACGCGACCTGATGAAGGTTCGGGTTGATTACGCACACGTCCGGCGCGTTGTCCATGTAGGCGTAGTTGTTCGGCGCGGGCTGCTGAACGAGGTTAGCCCTGGCCGCCTGGTACGCCGCGATGGAGAGGTCAATGTCCACCGACGGGCGGTTCGAGTACGTATACGCGGCATTCTGCTTGGAGATCGGGTGTGCCGTGTTCGCAAGCGAAAGGCCGTCGATCATGCCTGGCACCTGCGTGGCGCTGGTGAAGCCGTAGAGCTTGAACCAGTTGGCCGCGAGCCGCTCCTTCAGCGTGCGGAAGGATTCGGCGAGAGCCCCGCCGCGCTGTGGGAGAACGCGGTGGATGATCCCGTACAGGTCGTCATCCACGTCCTCTTTAAAGATCGTGTCTCCGAGGGCGTAGTTGGCGACCACGTACTGCTTGCTGTACGAGTCGATGAAGGTCCCGAGCTGGACAGGCTCGCCGCCCAGCCGGTGGGCCGGAGCGCCGTACGTCTGCCACTGCTGGACCTGAATGTAACGCATATCCGTGTCCTGGACACGGAATATCTGGTCGTACTTCGAAGGCACCGCGTCGATTTCAACGTAGAGGTGCTCCTTGATTCCCTTTATGAATAAAGGTATGAGCTGAGCAGAGATGACTTTACCCTCCTTCCTCTAGTTGGCCGAATACGGTATGCCGGTTGAGAATTGATCGTAACCCGGCAGGAACTTGAAGTAGACCTTCTGGTTCAGCGGGTCCGTCTCATCGAGAGCAGTAATCTCCAGACACGCCGCCCCGCCTGTCAACGAGGTATCGACAAGGTAGGTGTTGGAGTAGGGCACAGCGCCCGTGTTGTTTACGACGATGCCTGCCTGCGCACCGATGAGGCCGAGAACTCCCACGTGCGCGCCGCCGCCGGATTGGTTGAGCCGCCCCTTGAACAGGTTCGCGTTGCCGGCCAGCGCCACATTGAGACGACTGTGGACGATGGAGTTGGTCACGGGGTCCACCAGAGGAGGATAGCTCGTCGCCACGGATGGGAGCGAGTAGATGGCTGGCGTAATGGGCGACACGCCTGCCGGAACAACCCGGATGACCGCAAGCCCATTCACGTCAGTCGCCGCGTCCCAGATAGATACGCCGAGGACGCCCGCGATGCCGCCGGTCGTGTTGCCGGTCGGAGGAGTCGGCTCGGTGTTGAGCGGTACGTCCTGGATGACGAAGTTGACGCCGCCGCCGATAGTTCCGGAAACGAGGTAGAACGGCCCGGTGTTAGCGCCGTCCGGCAGCCCCGCATAGACCTTGTAGCCGATCGCGCCCGCGGGAATGGTCGGAGCGGTGACCACGATGGAGTCCGTGGCCGAGGCCGTGGTGACCTGGTTCGAGACGGCACTTGCAACCGTTTCACCCGTCGGAGAGACGAATGTCACGACCGCGTAGTACGTGTGACCGGATGGCAGCACGCCGCCAGTAGCCACCTTTGTGATCGTTGGAGCGGACGGCGCGGCGAGCGCGGCGCTACCGTAGAGGGCCGTCGCGTCAGCCTGAAGCAGCGGGCGGACGTTCTTGACAAGCGGAGAGACTGACGGGTCGTTAGGCCCGCGATAGGTGGAGTTCGTGGTCTGAACCACGAAGTCACCCGCGAATATCATCGGTTTCGTAGAAGCCGATCCGTCCAGGTTCGCGCCCAGAGGGAAGTTGCTCCCTTGAATGACCGGATTGCCGCGGGTGACAAGGTTTCCTACGACTTCGATCCCTGGCATGAATTACAACCTCCGGGTTAGGGATGGGCGTTGGCCCGTTGGATCGCCTGCACCGCACGGTTGCGGGTCAGAGGCCCTCCGGCTGTTACTTATGATCTAAGCCGGAGCAGGCAACCCGTCTTCCTGATCGAAGGTTGGCGGGAACGAAAGAAAGTTATGTGTTACTCGCGCCGTCCGGCGTCCGCGACGCTTCTGGCGGCTTCCTGCCGGATCGCGGCGGTCTGCGCGGTGCGATTCTCGTAGAGCCTGCCGTTGGCGTCGCGTGGCATGTTAGCTCCAGTTCCGGCGAAGACTCGGCGCTGCTTCTCGATGGCGAGCCTTGTGGTCTTGCCACTTGCGATGGCACGAGCATCTGTTATCTTCTGCTGGTACTCCTCGGTCATCCTGACGACCTGGCCAGGACGCCGGTACTGCGCCTCCATCAGATCGACTTCGGGAGTTCCCTTGCGCCCGTAGAGCGATGCGGCGGCTTCGTACGCCATTCCGTGCGTAGGCGAACCTGGCCCGATCATGCCTGACTGTTCGAGGTCCTGGCGGGTCCGCTCGCTGTTCTCGTACATCGCGTCGTTGGACGCCTGCACGCCACGGAAGTCGCCCATCTTCTCACCGGTCAGCTCGCGCAGGGCGTCGGCTTCCTGTCGCTTCCGCGCCGCGTCAGCCGCCTCTTTGGGCACCGCTGCAAGGATGAGGTCCTCGGCGCAGTGAACGAACGAGCCGTCTTCGTTCTTGATAATTCGACCACCCCGGTTGTTAGTGAGGAACGAGCGGACAGGATCACCCGCCGCCTTGTTCGCCCAGAAGTGCGGGCTGCGAATCCACTTCATCTCTTCGTCGGGACCGATCTTGTACGTCTCGCGGTCCTCGTCGCGAATGGTGAAGCAGTCGTCGCCAGGGGGCCTGCGCTCGTTGGTGTCGCCGTCAGCCAGGAGCGGAACGTCGCTGTGCGCTGGCCGATGCCCCTCAGCCAGGTATTCCTTTGCGGCTTCCGTGTCCTTGTGGAGCGGCTGGCCCTTCACTTCTTCGCGTACGGTCGGCATTGCTATCTCCTGCTAACGCAAAAAGCCCGGCTCCGACCGGTATCCGTAATGGATGCCAGTGAGAACCGGGCTTCATTGATGCTTCGATGAGTCCCGAAAGATTCGGTTATTTGATGGCTACTTGACGGCTATCTCGTTATGCGCTCTCCGCAGTGCGGGCAGTTCTTGTGCGACGGCCGGCCAGCGTACTTGTCGATCCCCGCGCTCATGTGCCCTAACCCCGCCTTAAAGCTGTCGAGCAACTGTAAGAGTTGCGGGTCAATCGGCGTCGTAGACGATGCTGGCAGAGACGGCAGCCGCTCTGATGGACCATTCTTGCTCATCGCTACTTCAGCAGCCACGCCACCTACCCCTTCAGGCCCTTCCACGCTACATCTCCTGCCTTGCGCTGAGCGGGTCCGTAGTTCGTGTTCATCGTCGGCGGCGCGGCTCCGGGCGTACCGAGATCGGGCGTCATCATCGTATTCGGCGGTGTCGATGGCGTCGGAGGAGCAGCCGGGCCTCTCGGCGCTTGCGGCGCGGGCTGCTTCGTCGGCTTCCCGTGGCTCATTCTAGCGGGCGGCTTGCGCATTGTCAACTCCTACCCTTCCCGATCAGGAATCGATCCAGCCGGGATACCGTACATCTTCTCCAAGTCGTTGAGCGCGGAACCGTTCCCCTGGGTCCGTCCGGCAGGCACCGCGCGTGTCGCCGCGCCCCTCGGATTCACCGATCCAGCGCCGGGCATTCGCTGCGCCGGAGGAACCACTGCGGGCGCTGCTGCGGGCGCGAAGGTCCCATCGGCGTTACGAACGCGCGTATCCGCTGGAGCGGGCGGCTCTGCCGGTGCGTCGCCGCGTGCTGCCTTGAGGCGTGCGAGCTGCTTCTCCATCGCGGACACCGGGTCGTCGCTCTCGGCGATCTCAGCGGCGATAGCGGCCTTGCGCGCCCACTGCGCGGCCTGCTGGTTGCCTCGATGCTCCGGCGCGAGGTTGGCGAGCAGTACACGTTCACGTGCGGCCATACGCTGATCGTCGTTCTCGGCACGGTAGAAGTCTTCCTGCGCGCGAGTCCGCTCGAAACGCTGCTGAATCTGGACCTGCATGTTCACAAACCGGTCGATTGCGGCTTCCGGGTTCGTGATAAGCTCGTCGGCGATGGCGCGCTTCTCGTCGTCCGTGATGTACTGGACGGGCGCGGGCGGCTGGTAGGGCTGCTGAGTGCGCTGCTCTGGCTGAGGCTGCTGTGGCTGGTCTTGGCGGGCCTGCGGCTGCGGAGCCTGCTGAGGCGCGGGAGGTGCTGGCGCGGCGGGAGGCGCCTGTGCGGGTTCGCCTGTACCTTCATCCACCGCGGGTTGCTCGATAAGGTTGCCCCACTCGTCGTACTGGTCTTCGGATGTTTCGCCTGTCGTGGGGTCTACGAACTCTTGAGACATTCGGTTAGCTCCTACTCTCGCTCGGCCTGTTGCCCATCATGCGGGATACGATGTTCCGATATGCCGCTTCCAACACGTTCACGCCTCTGCCCTGGCTAAGATCGGTCGCGACATCCTCATCGCCGGCTTCGAGGTGATTCTGCACAGTGCGCTGCATCTCCTCTATCGCGTCCATCGGGCGCTCGATAAGATCGGTGAACCACGCGGCCCGGTCAAGGGCTTCGTCGCGGATCGCGGGGTTCTTACGGTGCTTCTCGGCAACCTCGCGCCACTGGTCCCGCAGGACCGTCATGAAGCGAGTATACTCCTGAAACGCGGGCGATGCAACAAACGCCGAATATCGCGGTTCTTCATTCAGCATTCACGTCCTCGTCCTTGTCCTCTGTCACGTATCCATCCACGACCTTGACGTGTTGCGGGAAGACGTACTCCCAGTCCACCATTGAGGTGTTTGGGCGTCTCTCATCGGATAGCAGCCATCCGAAACCTGCGCGGCCCTCCAGAGTAGAATCGGAGCATAAACTGACAGGACACGCTTTGTATCCGCGAGCCACGGAAAAAGCATACAGGATGCGCTTGGCGGTTTCCACAGTCAAAGGGCTGACGTAGAGATACTTCGCTGTCGCGCCCTCCTCCTTCAGCCGGGCGAACCCGTAGCTGAGGGCAGAGTCCGAGAGATCGACCGCCACGCTCAGGCCGTGCACGGGTCCGCCTTGCCAGCCGCGTTCAACTCCCACAGTCATTTGACTCGCTTCCCCGCCATGATCTTCTTCGCGATTGCAGCATCCGCGCGCTTGTCTGCTGGAGTTCCCTCACCGAGCCGCTTATCGTGCCGAGCGTCCGCCTGAGTGGTTTCGACCTTCTTCAGCGCCGCCTTCATGCTCATCTTCGGAGCAGTCTTCTTCGCTGCCATCTCTTTCGCCTCCCTCCTTGCCATCGCTCTTGTCCACAGGAACGCTTTGGTTAATGTCGTCACTACTCGTTCTTCAGCGTTTCTGCCGACCGCGATCCGTTCCTGCGATACATCCTCCGGCGACCACTCTCGCATCTCACGAACCAGGATGTGCATCAACTCGTGAATGATTGTGCTTTCGAGCTTTTCGTCTGAGAAGTCCATCAGCACCGGCATGTTGAACGTCACAGTGGCTGTCATGTATTGCCATTGGGCCGACGCACAAGCCGCACAGTCCCATGTTGCGCCATTCTCCTCCCGGGGTGGGTTTACGTCCTTACCGTCTCGTGAGTAGTCCAGGTTGACAGTCCACCACTTCAGCCCAAGACATTCCAACCACGGCAACGCTATACTACGGATGCGCTTGCGGAGCTTGTTGAACTCCTTACCGGTCACTGACCGACCCCGTTCATCAGTCCTCCTGGCGCGCCGCTCGATGTCTGATTCAGGCTCCTGAACGGCGACGCGATGAATCCGCTTGGGCCGACATTTACACTTAACATATCGTGAGGATTGGCCGCGATACCGAATGGCAGACCGCCTCCGCCCGCTCCGTTGCCCATACCACCGCCCATACCGTTCGCTTGCTGGTCCTGATTTCCCTGCTGCGCCGCCGCTTGCTGGCCTTCCTGCATAGCGTTCTGGACGATCTGCGTCAACGCCTGCGCGATCTGAGCGGCCATCGGGTTCGCCTGCGCCTGCTTCTGAAGGGTCTGGATGAGCTGGCCGATAGCCTGCACCGCCTTCTGCATGATGAACGCGGGATCGGGTCCGGGCGGCGGCTCCGGACCAATCGTGCCCGTGACGTTACGCTCGTTGTTCACTTCGAGGAACCGGCGCAAGAGGTTCCATGCCATCGTCATGTCGCCCGCCTGCACCTGCTGTGCGAAGAGCGGCGAACTCATCACAGCCTGCATGATCGCCTGCCACTTCGCGATTCGGACGGTCGGGTTCCCGTTCTCGCTGTTGGCGTGCGGGATGTACCTATACCGCCTTCGCAGGTCCTGCGGTGTGACCTTGACGGCGTTCGCCTCGCCAACCCTGACTAGCGTGCCATTCTCGTCGGCGTGTTGCGCGGCAATGCTCATCGTGAGGACGGCCAAATCCTCCAGCCCTTGCGTGAAGTTACTGAAGTACAGATCGAACTTGCTGCTGATGTTCTGCTGGTCGGCCTGTATCTCACCGGTTTTGCGGACCTTCGGCTGCAACTGCAGGCTCTGACCGGCGACCATGTTCGCCGCGCGGGTGTTAAGCGCGTTACCGAGCTCTAGCGAGGTTCCCATCGCCGCCACGTCGTTCGGGATCGGTTCCGGCTTCAGTCCGCCGGCCATGTCGATGTCGATGACGCAGCCTGGATACCGCTTCAGCCGCCCAAAGTCGCGCTTCTGCGTCTTATCGACGAACCAGCCCGGCGTCGCGCCCCACGTAGCGGAGTTGATTCCCCATCGCATCAGCACCGTCAGTTCTTCCTGGATAGGCTTCAGGAGCGACGGTACGCACTCACCCTGCTGTCTCCGCGGCGTCTTGAGCATGTGGAACGGCACGTACGGACGCATCTCGTAGGGGAGCTGCGCGAACTTGAACACGCAACCCTGGCCGTTCTTGCCCTTGGCGCGCGGGCAGACCATCCACACGAAATCGACGTTCCACAGGTGCGGCGGCACGCGGAACTCGCCTGTCACCGGATCGAGCAGCACAGGGAGTTTGCCGATGTACTGATAGCACTCCCAATAGTCGTCCTGGTCGGGCTTCACGCCCTCGCGCTCGTCGAGATCGGTCAGCCAGTCGGCCCCGCCGTGCGAGGTCGCCCCGCCGTCGAGCATGTCCGTAATGGCGTCGTAGTCGTAGCCGTACGCCTCGATGCCCAAGAGCAGGTCGTGCGATGTTTGATTCATCCGCTCGATCATGCCAGCCGATTCCTGGTGGCTCGGCGCGTTCGGCGGATCGAGGTACACGTCGCGGGGGTCCGGCACGCGGTACTCGATGCCCTCGTAGACGACCGACTCGGTAAGCAGTGTCACCTGCTTCTCGTTGCCGAGGCGCTCGTAGTCGGCGACGGGCTTCCCCTTAGCATCCACCCAACCAGTCGAAAACTCGGTTGTGTACTCCTGCTTCCACCGCGCGGCCATCCACGCGACGGGGAACCGTACGGCATCGTACGCCGCGTCGTAGATGTGCTTCGGCAGCCCCCACTCGTACGGCTTGACGGTGAGATACGCCTCGACCGCCATCGCGCCCTCTTCGTCCTGTGGGTCCGTCGCCTCGACCTGCCAGTATTTGTCACCCGATCGGATGTTGGAATTGAACCCGGCGGTCACGGTCGTGTGATGCTCGCGAGTGATCGGGTCTTCGGCGAGGGATGACTGGCCGAACGGCTGGCGAGTGGCGCTGTAGCCTCTGCCGCGAAGCTGGTTGTCCATCTCTGTGAACCAGTCGTTGCGGTCCCGGCAGGCTTCGACGCAAGCGCGTACGCGGTTCAGGATGTACTTCTCAACATCTTCGCGTATGTCGGCTGGGAGTGTGACCTTCGGATCAGCGAGGGCGGCGCGGGTATTGGAGGCGGTTGGCAGCGCGGTTAGTGGCAAGATGGTTGCCTAGTCGGAGGGTACAGGAGCATCAGAAGGCCAATTACAGTTCGGGCAGTGATTGAACGAATACCCGTTCTCGTTCATCTGGAAGAAGAACGTGGCGCATCGCGGGCATGACTGTTGTGTCTCGAACATGCCAGGGCGCAGTTCGCGCGTCTGTGGCTCGGCAGGTGTTTCGGTGGTTGGCATGGATACCTCTAAAGAGAGAAAGCCCGACCCAAGCGACGGTCGGTTGACAATCGCGCGGATCGGGCTTCACTTGGACGGGCGCGGACAGTGAGTCCCAGACTATGAAGTTATGAATACGCTCGTGTCAATCATACACCTTCTGCGGCGTTGTCGTCAACGGTACTCCAACAGACCAAATCGCGCGCGCTCGTCACCCGCAGTTTGGTTGGTAGGCTCGACGGTCGTCAACGGTGTAGGTCGGCATAGGGTTATCAATCAGGCAAACGACGCTTCAACTCGGCGACCATCGCGTCCGCCTTCTTCTTCCAGCCATCTGGTTCCGTTCCGGGCTCCCAACCAAACACAACGTGTTCTTCCTGCGTCGGGGGACCGATCACGATGCGCGTGCCATGCAACCACATCGTTCCGTCGGCTCGATGCTCCATTCCGGATTCTAGCAATCTATCCGCGAGGGCCAGGAGAAACACGCGTGGCACGGCAACCAGCACGTTCATATTGGCATCTGCGGCGATCTTACAAGCTTCCAGGAGTACTTCGCCTAACAGGAGTGCTTCGCCTTGTGTAATCCACTGATTTCGGCTCGCCGTGATCGCATCTACGACCTCCTGCGGCGCTCCGTCGCCACGGAGGAAGGATTGCACGTGACCCTCAAACTCCTCGCGTGTATAACCGTACCTGCGCTCTACTTGGCTCAATTCTCCATCCCCGCAGTCTTCAGCGCGGCGGCGCTCAGCATCGATACCTGCGCCTTCAGCCGGGCGTTCTCGGACAGCAAGCGTGGTATCAGTACGCTCGTCGCGATGGTCAGCAGCACGGCCGCGAACTCCTCCTCCGGGATATCGCGCGCCGTCTCCTGCGATACCTTCCACCCTCCCGGCGACGGAGGTTGACCGGGGATGAGCACGGAGGACCTGATGACCTCCTCGATCACGATACGGCGCGGGCCGTCGTGCTTCACGGATTCGTCGGGCGGTAGGTCGGTGTCAGTCATTGCACGCTCTCACAATCTGCCTCAACAGCGCGCCCAGCCTTGCCCTTCGTCTCGTGGAGGTAGTAAATCGAGGTCGGCTCTGCCCTGAGTAGCGTCATAAGGGCAGCGATAAGTTGCTTGCCTCGGAGATAGACCAGATTGTCCAGGAGCGACTGTCTGTAGTCTTCGGTCATCGCTTCTCACCTTTCGGAGTCATGTCGCGCTTCCGCTCCCAATACTTACAGGTGTCCGACCGCCTGATGACGCCTCGAACTAATTGGCAGGCACCCTGCTCGCCGTTGTCCCGGAACATCGAGCATGTGCCGCATGTGCGGGTGCTACCGGCGGCGTACATGTACTCGGCGGCCTGTTTGGATATCACGCCTTCCCCGCCTTCCCCGCCTTCCAGTTCTCGTCCGCGTGCTTACGCAGCAACTCGAACACGAAGCAGGGAGAGCGGAATCGGTGGAGGATAGTGCATCCCCTGTTCGTGCAGTGAGGACAATAGTAGCAATCGGGCATAGGCTGGTCGGATTCACGCGGGGCGCTCTCCGGGCGGGTGTCGGGTTTGGTCATGGCACTACTCGCGGTTTGGCAAGATGCGACACGACACAGGAGGCGATCAACCCTACGCTACCCAGAATGAGAGGCACCCAACTCCACGCGTAACGGTATACCTCAATCACATACGAGAGGATTGCCCGTCTCGACCACATAGACCGTCATACTTTTGGCCTCTCTGCGATAGCCTTCATTCCTTCACCCTGCGGTACACGGGCCACCGACTCCCGTCCAGGGCGGTCCATACCTCATCTGTCTTTACCTTTACGCCGAAGTGCCTATCCATCCACTGCTCATCCGGGCATTGCGCGCCTTCTACCGGTATCCTCAAAGGCTTGACCTTCTTCGGCACGGAAGGCTGACCGTTGAGGCACCGCTTGCAGGACCATCCCGACTTCCCGCATCCACACACCCATTCCAAACGCGCCAACCACTCTGACTCGGTAACCATCATGCACTTGTACGGGAGAGTGACCTTATCGCCCTCCGGCAGAAGCGGCGTTCCACTCCAATGGATCAGGACCATCGCGCCGCCCTTGCCATCCACCGGCACCCCGCGTCCCCTCCCCTCGAATCGGCCATCGTCGGGCAGCGGATTACAGGGCGGCGCGTGTCCCGTAACGTGTCCCGTAACGTGTCCCGTAACCTCGGGATGTCCCGCTACCTGTCCCGCTACCTGTCCCGGTACATCTATTTGTCCCGCTACGACAGGTTTCGGGACATTTACCTGTCCCGGTACATCGTTACGGGACATCCTCTGATGCTTCTTCTTTGCCGCCTCGTACGACATCCCGTCCGCCATTAGATTTGCAATCCCTGCGTTCATCTCCCGTGGCATAGATTCTCCTCTGAGCGGCCTCCCACTCAGCATCCGTCATGTAGAGTACACGCCGACGCTTCTTCTGTTCTTCGGGCAACCTCTTGCGTCCCATGCCATAGTATAGCATCTTTTACGGCACATCTACTCTATCCGCGCCGAAGTCCATGTCTCGGCTGGTTTGCCATCGGGCGGCGTCACTTCGAACTACGCCACCCTACCACCATGCGAGCGCAGGAGCAGGTGCGCCAGACCGTGGGCGGTCGTTTCATCGTCATGGCCTCGGCTCGCACCGCGTACGCCATCCTTCTCGACATACGCCAGCATCTCCCGGATCGCGCGCTCGTCCACGATCTCGATACCCTCCAGCCCCGCCGCCCGGTCGTTGATCGCCGTCTGCAAGAGGCTGTCCCGCCTTAGCTGGCCCTTCTCGGAGACCATGTAGCCCCACCGGGCCTTCTCTGGAGGAGTAATCCGCGTCAACGGTTGGCCGGGGTTGTAATGGCGCAGGTTGGGATAGACCGGATCCAGATCGCGCATCTGCTCCATCGCCTGCAACCCGTAGCCCCTCGGATCGTTCTCCACCAGGATTTCAGCGTCGTTGTAAAGGTTTCCTATCACCGCCATGTCGCGTCCAAAATCCCTCGGAGTGGGCCGGCCAAAGTACGCGGCTACCTGACGCCACGTGTCAGCGCGGTAGATGGCGAATGTGGACCAGTCGTGCGGATTGCCCTCTGCCAGCCCTCCCACTCCGCTACAGGCGTCCGCGCCGGCCACGTAACGGATGAGCGGGTCCTTCTCTCGTCCACACTCAGGGCAGATCGCCACGCCGTCGCGGAGGTATCGCGCGAGGCAGTCGTAGCTGGCCCCGCACGCGCACTCGATGTATCGCACGTCCTCCAGATCCAGCGGCGGATCGTAGATTTTGAGGATGCCGTGGAGCTGGTGATCGTCGAAGGCGTGGGAAGGGTCGAATCGCTGCGTCGGCTTCGGCAGGCCGGGGAGCTGCGCCATAAGCCATTCGACGTTGAAATATGCGTTGGTGCCGCTGCTGATAAAAGCCTCTTCCGCGGTCCAGGGGTACTCCTGCGATACCAGCCCCTTCTGATCGATGGTCTCACGGCGATACCACGCGAGCTGCGCATCATCCAGACTGTGGGCCTCCGCTCGCTTCTGCTCCTCCTCGGTGCGCGTAAATCCGTCAGGCACGGGCAGCGTACAGCGTGGGTCCAGGTACCAGGGAACGAACAGCTGGTCGTAGTCCGTCAACCCGTCCTGGCCCTCTATCCAATCGTCGTAGAAGAAATTGAGGCCGTTGGCGGTGGTCTCCTCGGCGATGTTGCCCCACCGGGCGGCGGTCTTCAGCGACGCATCAAGCTCACGTATGAACTCTGCGTCACCGGGCCACTTACTGCGCTCGCTGAGGTGGAGGTTTGCGATCTGGGCACCTGAGAACAGGTTGGCGACTCCAGCAGTCGCGGCCACGAGCCTGCTGTTGGTCTGCGGCCAGAACAGTTCTCGCGTGTTGGCGCGGCCGGCCGGTAGCTTCTTGTCAGATGGGAGGTGACGGTAGAACCGGTCCACGATCTGGAATATCGCCTCGGCGCTGCGCTGGTCGTGCGCTACGGACGCGGTGAACCGCTCTGCGTTGTTGTACGTGTCGAGGAACATCAGGGCGAGGATGAGCGTGGAGAACCCGGCGCGGCGCGATTTGAGGAGCCGTTTGCGCCAGCGGAGGTTGGCTATTTTGGGTGATGGGTCGTCAGGGTCGAGGCCCAGCCATTCCATCAGGATGCGCTGCGGCGGGTTGAGGATGAGATCTACGATATTGCCGTCCGCGTCGAGGATCCTCAGGTCGCGGAGGGTGATGGGATTGGGTTTGGCAGACTCGTAGTCAGGAGGCAACCACCGGCTTAATGTCGTCAACAACTCCTCGGAGAACTGTTGTACGTTGTACCGCTTCGGCGATTCGACGAGCAACATCCTGATCCACCTGGGAAATAGCAGCCAAGAGGGCCTCGCGGAACGCGATCATCGCTTTCATGTCCGCCAGCGATCGCGCCAGGTCGGCCGCAGTCTGGATCGTCGCCCGCGTCTCCTGCGCTGTGTCGAGAATAAGCTGGCGGGGGTCCTTGTGTTTGAACTCGCCGCGCAGGCTGTTGCACACGATACGGGCGCCGTCCTCATCGTGCTCTAGCACATCGAGAAGTTCCGGCAACGGCTTGACACGACGCTCGGTGCGGAACTTTCCATCCGGCAGCGAAACCTCGACGTCGTACCTAACCTTGATGTCGTGCGCGTGAGGCCCCACGTCGTACCGCTCGGGATCGTTCGGATCGGTCAGATAGCCGTCGCAGGCGTCCTGGAGCTTGTTGACCCGGCTCAGCGATCGCGTGAGTTGCGCCATCGCGTTTAGTGAGCCCTGAACGAAGCGCTCGGTTTCCGCCGGGGCCGTCACCATCGCCGCCTTCGCCAAACCCATGCGCTGCAGCCGCTCATGCACGCTCTGAGGAGCGACACCGTACTTTCTCGCGATCTCGGCTCCGCTCAGGCCGGCCCGCACATCCTGCCGCAGTTGCTCGTCGGTGAATCTAGGTACGCCCATCAGGGAATCTCAGGAGCCATAATGCTCCCATCATACACCCCCAACAACGGTTTACGCAATGGGCGCTATCATCTTCTCCCGGCCTGCCCCGGCTATATCTGCCTCTGTCGGTTTGACTGACAATAGTCACCTGTGATATACTCTCTACCATGCCACAGACTGAGTATACCGCTCGTGAGTTCGCGATGCGTAAGGGCGTTTCCTACTCCTGCGTACGCTCGTGGCTCGCACATGACCGCATACCTGGTCAACGCAAGCATGGCCGCGACTGGCTCATACCTGCCTCTGCGTTGCCTCTCATCGATAGACATCCTCGAAAAACCGGCAGACCTCCACTCCGAAAATAAATCGAAAATAGTTGGAACACGTAGACAAACGGTTGTTATCTACTTTGTCACATGCGCCTATAATCTAGGTATGAAGATAACCAAAAACTACTCGGTCATTATCCCTGGCGCCAAGCCTGTTACCATTAGGCAGACAACGACTGTCCAGCACGCGCTGAAACATGCCTGCTATGCCTCACAGCTGCGCATCAGGGTATCCGTGATAGATAACCGAACACAGGTTACCATAACCGAGCTGCCGCCTATCGACAAGGCGCATGCCGAGAAACCTCACTGCAAGCGCGACAGGCAGTATCTCAAGGCCGCTCGCAAAGGAGAATCGAAATGACCGTACGAGAACTCATCGCACACTTGCAAGACATTGACGGCAACCTCCCCGTTACTATCGTCACCGGACTGAGAACGGATGACGATGAGCCATATTGCCTCGAAGATCGCGAGGAACTGACCGAGCTGTCATGTGTCTATTGCGGCGAAACTCCGACATTCCCGGAATCGCTCGTCATCGAATGCATTCGCACAAGCAATCAAGATGCAGCCGCCGAATCATGGTCCTACGATATAGACGCTATGTTCGCCGCACATAACTAGATTCACACCCATACAAGGAGAACACCGTAATGGCACGCACGAAATCACAACCGAATACGCTCGCACCGGACACAACACCCGTAGAGGACACTCAGACCGCCGTACGGACGCCGGAGGACGCTCCGCCGGCAATGGCAGTGCCTACCGTCAATCAGGTCGTAGAGACTTACGTCAAACTCGCGGGAAACCTCACGAAGATCGACGCGAACGCTAAGTACAATTGGGCAGCGAAACTCTCCGGCCTGCTCGACTCCCTCGCCGATGACAGGGCGAGAACCGCAACCTCTACCGAGATCGGCAAAAGCATCGCCGAAGGACTCGGACGCGAAAAAGCATATTCCGGCTCATGGGTAAGACAGCACGCGGCAGCATACGCGAAGTTCCCCGAAGGACTTCATTCGCCGGAAGAGTTCAAAGCGTTCCTCGATGCCGTGAACGGCAACACGGCACGCACAGCCAAAGCAGACGCGCCTGACACCGATACCGAAGAGCCGAACGGCGACGGCGCGAATGCCAACACTCCTGACCCGCTCGCACGCCTTGACAGACTCGTCAAGCGACTCCTCTCAGATGGTTTCGCGCCGCAGGATATCATCGCGCGAGTAAAGTCCGCGTGTAAATCGTGAATACCCTCAATCTCACTGACGAGGACCTCGAACTCCTCGGGCTGACCCGCGAATCCCTGCCGGAGGTACTCAATCCGGCAGGGCAGCCACAGGAGAATGCGCCGCAAGCCGCACAGGACGCGCGTACAGGCACGGCGGGCTTTATCGCCCCGTCCTGGTATCCTCTGCTCTCGTTCGCGCTTGTGAGTGATAGTGAACGCGGAGCTATGCTCTTCGGCCCGCGCGGGTGCGGCAAGTCAACAACCGTCCGGGAACTCGCACGAACGCACGACGCGCCGACAGTGACCATGCAGTGCGCGGCGAATATGCAGATAGACGCGCTCATAGGCTGCTGGACCGCCGAGAACGGGCAGACCATCTGGGTAGACGGCCCGCTGACTATCGCCGTCCGTACCGGCGCATGGCTGCTCGCCGAAGAAGCGAACACAATTCATCCCGGCGTATGGTCGGCGGTAAATACTCTCACGGATAAGACGGGCGATGGACTGCGCCTGCCGACCGGGGAAGTCATACCCAATTCACCCGCATTCCGCCTCTGCCTGCTCTATAACGAAGGCAGTCAGTACACCGGGACTCGCGACGTGAACGCCGCTCTCAAACGCAGACTCGTGCCGATCTACGCCGACTATCCCGATGCGGCAAGCGAGCTCGCCATAGTCGCGAACCTGACGGGCGGGAATTGTAGCTCGGCTACATACGAGCGCGTGATAAAGTGCGCAGCCATGATACGTGCCGCTAACCTGCGATTCGATCTCTCGCCGGATATCCTAGCGCGCTGGATCAACGTAACTATGCACGGCGTAGCCTCATGGCAGGACGCGTTCCGAATGTGCGTGATGGACCTGGTAGGCGCACCGGAACAGACACAGGCGCAACGCACCGTGCTCGCCGAGATCGCACGCAATTGCGGAATGGAGACATGGTAATGGCACAACCTATCTACTACTCTCAAGCCGCATTGGAAGGATTCGCCAAAGCGTTCGCAAGCCGCCCCGAGATCGGCGTAACAGTCCGAGTCGGCGGGAACGGGGCTGCAAGCGTCGATAGCAACGGCACGATAAACCTGCCCGGCATGAACACCTATCAAACACAGGCGCAGTTCGAGGATACCTGCGCGACCATCATCCACGAGATCGCACATGTCAAGCTCGGTTCGCACGAAGAGTTCGCCAAATACGCAAAATGGCACACCAAACGCCTGTTCATGGACTGCCTGAACGCAGTCATGGACGTAGCAGACGAAACCGAGATCGGACGCATGGAACTCGCCAACGGCAATCCGCGCGCCGAAAAGCTCATGCTCGGCGCGAACGTGCGGACCATGAACAAGAACCGGGCGAAGATGACGAAACCGGGCGAAGCTCCGCTCCACTGGCAGATACTCGCGACCGGAATAATCAAGGCGCGCTGCATGGCGCGCGGGAACAATATCCGATACAAGACAACCATCGGCCGAACGCTTGCGGCAACGCACACGAACATAGACATAGCGGCAGCCTATCGCATACTCGCCGCCGCTCGCAAGCCCTTCCCGCGACCGCCGCACCGCCCTGCAAACATGCATCGCCCGCTTATCAGAATGGCCGACCGACTCGCCACGATTCTACGCGACTGCGCTCCGCCCGATAACAGCGACGAAACGCCTATGCCAGGAGGAGCGGGACTCGGCGAAGCTCTTGCGGCAGGCAATGCCACAATCCCCGCAAATGGCGTTCTCGCAGGCGTACAGGCAGGCGAAGCTCTTGCGGGTACTGGAGCAGGGCCAGCGCAGCAGAGTGGCACAGGCGCGGGCGGAGGCGGGTATGCCGATGATGGAGTAACTGCATGCGAGGAGACTCGGCGAATGTTGGAACCGGTCATACGACGCATGGCCGAACGCATGGCTACAGATGGAGACAGCCTCACCAGGGACGGCGGCTACTACCAGGGCAGCGGAGTCCGTGACGCGTATCGCGTGCTCACTGACGGAGCATGTATGGGACGCTGGCAGCTCGACCCGCACGCGGACGGCATGGCCGTAGCAGTAGTTCTCGACATATCGCAGAGTATGGACCCACGCATGGCCGAAACTGCGGGACTGGCCGAAGCCTTCGCCGCGGGCATGGCCGACTGCGCCGACGTGCGGCGATTCACGTTCGGCCTGCAAGTCTACACGGTCGACTCGTTTACCGCGCCGATAATCACAGAAGGATGGACAGAGACGCACTTGGCGATTCACGAAGCGCGGGAATGGCTTATGACGCGCGAAGCCGGAAAGAAGGTCATGGTCGTACTCACAGACGGCAGACCCGATAACTTAAGCGATACGCAGACCGAATGCGGCAGGACACATGACGCGGGAATCTCCCTAATCGGAATCGCCCTCGGCATCGAAGCGGACAGTATACGCGACAGTATGCCGAGAGCGGCCATAGCGCAGGCCGATGACGCGCCGAGACTGGCGATCGAGCTCGAACACTTAACTGCTCAGATGGAAGCCCTGACAGTCTGACAGTTGACTGACACATTCGAAAAAGGAGAACGACCATGCCCTCAATGACACAAGCCGAACGCAACACCGAGAAGCGACTCACCTGCGCCGAATCCTCCGTCGCACGATGGGTGAACGAGAACGCGGACGAGATAACAACCGCGCTCCGCCATGCCGGTGAGCTGGACCTGTGCGACGAGCTGCGCGGCTTGCTGCACGAATGGCGCAACGCATCCCAGGCGTACCTGATGAACCAATGCGAGCAGGAGGAGTCGGCCCCGGGACCGCACAAATGCGATGCCGAAGCGGAGAGTGAAACCGGTGATGCTCTATGCTCCGTGTGCGGCGGCCGCTGGTACTTGCCCGTAACACCGCCCGTGCCACTCAACTACGATGGCAAACCCTGCGACCTGACGCGAGAGGTTACGCAACGTATCTGACAGGCCGAATCGCGTGACTCCCACCGAAATAGCCTGCGACGGCTGCAATGGCTGTACGGACGCCGTGGGGCCGCTGGCGCTCATCCTGCAAGACCCGCCGAGCGTATGGTTGTGCCGCGCCTGCTGGCAACGCGAAATGACATGGCGCGGCAACCATAACCGGCTACACCCGAAACGCACGCCGTACCCGGTCCTAGAGTGGCCGAAAGGAAAAACGTAATGCGCGACCTCGACTCTTTCGGCCCATATCTCAACAAGGCGCTGGACATATTGCCGCCGCTGCATAAGCCCTTTGAAGACGAGCTCGCGGAGGCGCTGGAACAGACGGAACCGAGTTTTCACTCCGGGCTTTTCACTGGACTTTACTTCGCACATCACTTCGGGGCCTATCAGGTTGAACAGTTCTTTCGCAAATACAAGACACAAGGAGGAAAATGACGATGCACAACACTGAGGCAGCAAAGGCCGCGTACGCCAATCACGCGATCAAGATTCCCCCGTCCATGTCCTATGACATCGACGACTTCATAGGCGCAAGGACCGGAAAGACTGAATCGCTCGTCATCAAGGTCCACTGCTACACGCAGGATAAAGTGCGCGAACTCAGGCGCGCCTTCCCTGGCATCGTGTGGCGTAAGACTCGCAGGGATTCTATCGGATGGTGGGAGTACAAGGCGCAACTCGATGACACGACAACCATCAAAGTTGTCGGCTGCACCGAAGCGCCGCCGACATGCCGTCAGGTTACTGAGGAAGTTGAAGTCACCGAGAAGGTTCCGGTCGAGTTCACCGAGGAGATGCAGCCGGTCAAGGTCCCCACGCGCTACGAAGACCGCACCGTCACGAAGACCGTCACGCGTTGGGTGTGCGATGAGAGCAAGGAGACGATACCAGCATGAGCATTGAACCTATCCGGGCGATCATCGGCCAAATCGCCCCGACACATCCTGAAGGCCGTACACGCCCCGTACAGACGCAGGAGAGCGAAATTCGCACGGGAAGGCGCAGGCTCGAGGAGAGGCGCACAGCGCGGGCGACTATACTTGCCGCCGTGTGGTTCGTCGCCATCTGGTGCGCCATGCCGTACAGGAGTATGGCGCACAACCTAGCCGTGCCGCCCATAGTGATGGAGGTGTTAGGCAGATGAAAACACCATACATAGGGTTCAGCAACGAAACACTGAGCAAGCTCCCACGAGCGAAAACAGGCGACACATTCACCTGTAAGCGGTGCGGTGAGATTCACGATCTGCGCGCCTGCGATGACGGATCGACCATCATTCTATGGTACAAGTGCCGAGAAGACACGATGCTGGGCGCAGTAGACGGCAGATGGACTATCGACGTGCCATGCGACCACCACGGGGAGGTCGAGCTATGAAGATCACAGTCCGCAAGCTCTGCCCAGTCTGCCGCAGCAAGGTCAAGAGCTACCTGTACGCCAGTCACGTGCGGCAGTGTCAGTTGACTGACAGAGATGACCTGCTCTTCCCGCCGAATGCCACAGAGGGAGAGCTGCGTTGCAAGGCGGAGCGCATGGGCCTGTCGTACGGCACAAGCCGGGGCCGCATAGGGCTGGATACGCCCTGCGACGGGATCGAGTACCAACTACCGAGAAAGGACCGGACATGACTGAGACGCGACCGCCTATAGGCACGAAGGTGAGCGTACAGATTGCCGGCAGTGGCGGCAGCAATAAGGCCAACCGCATCACTTACACCACTGGCAAGGTCGTCAGGCACGTGGGCCGCGTGCTGCTGGAGGTCAAGACTGCGAACGGCGACCTGCGCATGTACGATCCGTGGGGAGTGACGGTGCTGGAAGAGAAGGAGAAAACACGATGAACGAAACACTTACACCACTCAGAAATGGTATGCCGCCACTGCCACGCGGCATGAAGAACCTGCCGGTTGACGACCGGGGTTACCCTATCCCCTACTTCGCCGCCTTCATAGACGGCAAGCCGGACTTCCGGGTCATGGACGGGGATAAGTTCGTCAAGTGCTGGCGCGAACAGCGATGCTGGTTATGCGGCGAATACCTGCCGACCATCGTAGCCGCCGTGATCGGGCCGATGTGCACCATCTCCCGTACGACCGCCGAGCCGTTCTCGCACCTAGAGTGCGCCGAGTTCGCCGTGCGTGTCTGCCCGTTCCTTACACTGCCAAAGGCACACAGGCGAGATGCGCTGCTGCCTGGGCCAGACGTAGTACAGGATGCGGCTGGAATTAGCATCGACAGGAACCCAAGAGCCTCGGCAGTCTGGATCACAACTATCAGCCGGGTTACTCCGTTCAGGGATGGTAATGGCGGCATTCTGTTCAACGTAGGCGAACCGTTGGAGGTGCATTGGTACTACGAGGGCCGCAAGGCGACACGCGCCGAGGTGGAGGAATCCATCCGCACAGGGATAGGCGCACTGGAGAGTATGGCAGAGGAGGATGGCCCGGACGCTGTTGCCGAACTCGCGCAGATGAGAAAGGCGGCGGAGAAATTTCTGCCAGAGTGAAAATAGCGGAACCTTGACTTCCGTGGAACCGTCTGCTAGAATGACGGTGTTGGAGTGACAGACTACAATTGAACCGGAGTGGCTCCCGGACGGAGAGTGTTTCCCCTGCACCACGGCCCTTCGATAGGGGCCTGTTCGCCGAACCACGTGGTGCACGTGCAGAGCCAACAGGCAACAGGTTCCTATCGAGGGGCTTTTCGTTTGTCACCGGGGAGTGGAGCGTTCCGCTTAGGACGGACCCACAACGCATAGAGAGGGCGACCCTCCCCGGTTAGTATCTCCATGATCGAAGCCGCTACCAAACATCCTCCTCCCTGAAAGTCTCCTGTGACGGAGACATGCGCCTTCATGGTTCCACGAACCCGGCTAGGCCGGGGCACTCCGAGCGGAACTTGTGGAAGACGCGACACTGCCCAACCGTACACCTGTGACACCTGCACCGTAAGGAGACCGCCGAAGGACTGGATACGTTGACTGGAATAGTGGGCACGGCTCGTGGGATACCACCGATACCGACACCTACCTATCTACCAATCACGAGGACAGACTGGGGTTGGACACCATACGGGACAGGGGGAAACTGGGAACGGGAGGCAGGTGGGCCTTTCTGCCTTTGTGCGCCGCAGGCATTCCGGGAACCGGTGGGTCTAGGGAGGGTTGAGTGTCAACGAAACAGGGTAGAATTTAGGCATGAAAAGCAGACTAAGAGATTTCATGGCGGCTCATGAAGCGTACCAAGTAGCCAAAGAGAATATCCGGCGCGACGGAGGGCCTATGCTGAGAGAGTGGCGAAAAGGCAAAGGCGTCTCGCTAAGAGCTATCGCCAGAAGGTTGTGCGTAAGCCCTTCGTATCTGTCGAAGGTCGAGCGAGGAATCGAGTTCATCACGCCGGAACTGACCTTGCGCATCTTGGAGGAGATGGAGAAGTGAGATACCGCTATTCCCCAAACGTAGGCCCATCCAGCCCGAACAGAAAGTCTCGCGTCAGTCAGGAAAAGTGCGACTTTGCGACCCATCTGCGCAAGAACATGACAGAGTCCGAGACTTTGCTTTGGGAAAGGCTTCGCGGCAATAAGCTGGGCGTTCGGTTCAGACGACAAGCCATCGTGTTAGGGTATATCGCGGATTTCTGGTGTCCCACTTTTCGGCTAGTAGTTGAGCTGGACGGAGCTTGCCACGCTGAGCGCGTAGCATACGATGCGGAGCGAGACAGAAACCTTGCTAAGCACGGCATCCACACGCTACGCATTCCTTCGCGGCAGGTGTTTTCAGACATGGCCGGAGTTATCCGCCGCATCAAGCAATCATTCGATCAAGCAGACTAGCACTAACCAGTCCCAAACAGGCCAAGCTGGAACTCAGCATGGACGCCGCCTTACGAGGCAATCGGAGCTAACGAAGTGGTACTAAAGCACAATCATTGCATAGCTAGGAGAAACATTCTCCAGAAGAAAGGGGCATGAGGTTGAGCACAGATTTGACCGTATTCGCCGGGTCGGAGCCGCTTGAAGAGACAGGGATAGCGCGCGCCGTCCTATCCGTCAACAGGAAGCAGATAGAGGCGCGGCTGGCCGAACTCAAAGGAGAGGCATCGACCATACGGCAGCGGGCGCACGCTTTGCGGCATCATATCCTATGGCTATACGATGCGAATGCCTGCGAGAAAATGGGTTACGGGCAGGATTGGGAAAAGTTGCTAGAGGAGTTCACCGGACTCGACATCCCGATCAAGACATTCTATTGGATGATGCGTTGGGCGGAAGGCGAAGACATCCTAAGCGCAAACGGGAAACCTGCTCAGTTGACGGCAGCCGACGTGCGAGTCGCGCTCAAGTACACGAAGATATACGGCCCGGAATTGGTAGCCGACGCGCACCGATCAGTCGAGCAGATGCGCAACGATCCTGGCAGCCGTATCAGCCTGGACAAGACATACGACAGCAACCTCAGTAAGTCCATCGAACTTACTCTCTCCGCCCTTCCGGCCGCCGACCCGCGCCGCAAGCTCATAGGCAGCGCTTCGCCCAAGAAGCAGGAGAAGAAGCAGGCCGATTCGACCACTCCAGCCGAACCTGCGGGAGCAGCAGCAGCGCCGGAAGTAGACCCGGTTACGGTTGGCCGAGGAGTGCCTCCGAAACCTATGGCCCTGCCAGTCACGACTGACAGCGAGGAGCCAGAGGCAATGCCGAGCGAGACGCATCAGGCAGAGGAAACTCGGGAGGAGCATGTGCCGGATGTGCAGCAGATCGACTTCCCTGCATTCGAGGAGGCGCTAAAGACGGCCCTCACGTGGGCAGAGAACCAGAATATCGACGGCGACTTGCAGGTTAGGTTGCAGGTATCCAGCGTCCTCTGCGAAGTCGCGGGATGGATCGAGTGGAGCACATAGCCATGAGCGCCAAGATTCTGCGCCCATATCAGGCAGAATGCACGGAGTCCGTCCTGGACGCCATAGAGCTGGACGGTCTGAACAGGATTCTCTACACCGCGCCGACAGCGAGCGGCAAGAGCGTCATATTCGCGGAATTGACGCGCCGCCTGCTTATCAAAGGGCATCGAGTCCTGATCCTGGCGCACCGAATCGAGTTGGTGAATCAGGCGATAAGCCATATTCGCAGGCATTGCGGGCTTCGCGAATACGAAGTGGAAGGTGAGGCAAACGTTTGGCGGGCATCGTCCTCCGCGCGCGTGGTCGTGGGAATGGTGCAGACATGCTGCCGCCCTAACCGGCCCGCGCCGCCGTGGGAGCCGACAGTCATCATCACGGATGAAAGTCACAGAGCGGCTGCCAAGCTCCAGTACCAGAGCATCTACAAGAAGCACGGCGTACCCGATGGCAGGTGTATCCTCATCGGATGTACGGCCACCGCACGCAGGACGGATCGGCAGAGCCTCTATGCGCTGAAGCCGGATAATACGCCTGTCATGCTAGAGCAGAAGAAGGGCAAACCGCCAATCCCCGCAAACCCGGATACCTCCGTATTCCAGAAGCTCGTCTACGACTACGATATCCTGAGTGCCGTGGAGGACGGATGGATCGTCGAGCCGCACGTCTACCGCGTCGAGAGCGACACCGATATCAGCAAAGTCCGCACCGTGGCTGGTGAGTTCGTCGAGAAGGACCTCGCCGAAGCGGTAGATACCGACCGGCGCACCTTGCAGGCTATCAGCCGGTGGAAGGAGATCGCGGCAGATAGGTCTACGCTGGTCTTCTGCGTGACGTGCGAACACGCTCGCCATGCCGCCGCACTCTGGCGCGACGCGGGTTACAACGCCGTGGACATCAACGGAGAGACGGACCCCGCCGAACGGCATGAAGCGTTCGAGTCCTTCAAATCTGGCAAGTTGCAAGTGATATGTAATGTCGGGATAGCTACCGAAGGCACCGACCTGCCGATATGCTCGTGCATCACCATGTTAGCGCCAACGAAAAGTTGGACTAAGTACGTCCAGTGTCTATCATCGGACACCGAAATCCTCACATCGCACGGCTGGAAAGGAATGGGCGAAATCTCGGAAGGAGACTGCGTTCCTTCGCTCGACATGCAGACCGGGAAAGGCCGGTGGGTCCGTGTAATTGGAACGACTGAACGCGACATGGGAGCCGAGGAAAAGTGGATCGAGCATGAAGCCCCGCGAGCGAATTTTCGCGTGACAGACGGGCATAACATGCTTTGCTCCACCGGGGGGACAGCGCGGCAAGAGCACCGCACCGAATGGTACATGACCGAAGCACGTAATTTGCGCGATCTTGAGAAAGCTCGGCTGAGGATGCCGGCCGCCGTTCAGATAGACCAGCCCGGCGTACCGCTGACTGATGCCGAACTGTACTTCATCGGCATCATGATGACAGATGGTACGTGGACAGAGGTGCAAGCCAGCATATCCCAATCATCACGATACCCTGACGTAATGAATCGGATCGAGTCGTGCCTCACTACCTTAAATATGACGTGGCGGAAAACTCGGCATAAGGGAGATACCCAATTCAAGGAGCGACACGATCGATGGGTCTACACTATCAGCGCGGGCAAAACACGGTCAGGAAATCGTAACACTCCACCTTATCTTCGAGGGGAGATGCGCGAGCGCGAAGCCGGAGAGCACTGGCACAATGGAGAAACCGGCTTCCGTCACCTAATGCCCTACCTGGACAAGGATTTTGCGCCCGCGTTAATGGCACTTTCCAAATCTCAGTTCCTAACACTCGTCCTGGCGCTGCATGATGGCGATGGTATGAAGCTGAAGGACGCTGATTACACTCCGCAAGGTTGGCGAATCTGCTCGGCACGAAAACTGTTCATCGACCGAATGCAGGCACTTGCAGCTATCAATGGCTGCACTGCGACATATTCGACTGAACAGGGACCGCGAACCAATCCGATCTACTGGATTACAGTCACTCCGAAGGACTGGAGAAGCATCGGAGGGTATGGCGAGAGGCGTCCGCACGTCGAAAACAATCCCGGCACAAAAGAGCGTGTCTGGTGTATCGAAACCGAGACCGGTACGATCATCACTCGGCGGCGCGGAAAAGTCACCGTCATGGGGAATTGTATCGGAAGAGGCAGTCGTACGCTCGATGGGCTCTTGGACGGCATGGAGAGGGCGACGCCACAAGAACGGCGCGACAAGATAGCCGCCAGCGCGAAGGTAAACAACCTCGTAATTGACGTAGTGGACGCCTGCGACAACATTGGCGATCTATGCACCGGCCCGGCGATCCTCGATCTTCCGGTAGGACTGGACCTCGAAGGGCATGGGGTAGCGGAAGTCAAGCGAATGTTGGACGAACACGAGGAAGACACCGCTATCGTCGCGTCTTCCTCGCCCGCGTCCTTCACGGAAGTTCAGGGGCGACTGGTCGCCGTCAACATCCTACGACGGAGCCATGCCGAGAGTGTGAAGGACTGGCGTATAGGCGACGGCGCAACCTACAGGTACGTCAAGCTACCGCCCGGCTATCACGCCGAGATGACACAATCAGGCGACAGGTACAGGTTCCACGTCAAGCACGCTGGACAGTCCATCTACGACAAGACCGGCAAGCCGATCAGCGCGGCAGGGGAGGACGAGCCGCAGGCCATGCAACGGTACTTCGACTACGCCGCCAGGCACGCTCAGACCGCCATAGACGCGCACAAGGCGTCACTGCCTCCCTCCAGCCGTGGAACGCTCGCGAGGCTCTCTGAGAAGCAGGTGAACGTCCTCCTGCGCGACGGGATGAGCAGGGAACAGATTGACGCGATGCCGTGGGGGTATGCGCGGAAGCGGATCGGCGAGATACTTGCAACCTGGTACGGAGGGAGGGTGAAGGTATGACCAACCAAGACGAGTTTCGGCAAGCCGTGAAGGATATGCGCCAGTGGCAGAAACGCTACTTCTCCGCAGCCGCGCACACAAACGAGAAAACCGCTGCGCTGAATGTCAGATACCCCCGCCTGAAGGCTGGGGGCTTGCGCCTAACCCGGTTCCGGTCCCGAACAGAGAGACCGGGGGCTGACACGATGGGCCGTCTGACAGCGGCCTTGCCAGCAGAGCGATGCCCTTCTGGCGGAGATTGGTAGCGGCTACGAAGTCGGCATTGGCCGTGTAGCCGCAAGACTGACAGCAGAACACGCTCTGTTGCTTCCGGTTCGCCTTGTCGCAGTGGGAGCAGCGGGGGCAGGTCCGGGAGGTGTTCCTGGGGTCCACGGCCAGCACCCGGATACCGCGCTGCTCGGCCTTGTAGGCGAGGAAGCTGCGGAGTTGGTGGAACGACCAGCGGTGGAACAAGCCCCGTTGCCCCTTGCGATGGCGGCAGCGGTCCCGGATACCGGTCAGTTCTTCGAGAACGAGCGTGTCGCCGGGTGCGAGACCGGCGAGGATGGAGTTGGCGATCAGATGGTTGGCGGAGCGCATAAACCGAGACCAGGCACGGCGCATCTTCTTCAGATGGCGCTTGGCGCTCCTGGTGCCTTTGCGCTGGAGGCACCCCTTCAGGTGCTCGAAGTGGCGGGCCTTCTGGTGCAGCGGCCCGGAGGAGAAGAACTTCGCCGTGGAGGTGACGGCAACCCGCCGAACGCCCAGATCGCAGCCGACCACTGTTTCGGTCGGCTCGACAACGGGGGCTTCGGCTTCGACAACGACGTGGAGGAAGAACTGACCCCCATCCTGGCACAGATCGGCGGAGGTGACGGTCCAACCGAGATACCGGCGGTAGTAGTCCGGCAGCCGGAAAGAGATCAGCTTCCTGCCGTTCGTGGTGGCGAGACTGGCCTGCCCCTCGGACAGCTTGACCCAGTAGGACCGGGCATCGTATCGGATCGGACAGTTTGCAGACTGTGGGCAGGAGACCTTCTTGCCGCGCTTCCTTCGCGCTTCTACCGAGCGCAGCGTCTCCGTCGCCTTCACTCGGGCGGCACAGACCAACTGCGAGGGAAGAGAAGGCTGCTCGGCCCGCAGCGTGGCGTAGGTGGCCTGGTGCAGTCGGACGCTGTTGCGCTCTCCATGCTGCCAGCCATAGGAGCAGACGGAATTGAAGCAGGTCGTGTAGGCCGTCAGTGTCTCGCTGAGGACGGCAGCGACTTCAGGGGTGGGAGCCAGCTTCAGTTTCAGGGTGGCACGCATCTACATCCCCTTCTGGTTTTCGATGTAGGCGCGAACCACGCTGTCCGAGACGTGGCCGACCGTGGAGACGAAGTAGCTTCGGGTCCAGAGCGACGGCATCTTCAGCAGATGCGGGAAATCCTGGCGGCAGATGCGGGAGGTCACTCCCTTGACCTGGGCGACGATCTGATTGGGAGCGAGGTCCGGCGTCATCGCAACGAAAAGGTGAACGTGGTCCGGCATCACCTCCAGCGCGACCGTTTCGCCGCCGAGGTCCGTGACCTTCTGCCGGATCAGCGCTTCAACCCGATCCTTGACCGGGCCGACCAGGCACTTCCGCCGATACTTGGGGCAGAACACCAAGTGGTAATTCACGGTATATACCCGGTTGCCGGTTCTTCGATGCATTGTGCTCATCAAGAAGATTATAGCACAAAGCGTGCCTATCTGTCGAAGGGCGACTTCCTCCCCAGCCCTTTAGGGCTGGGGTCTCCGTCGCGACGAGCAAGGGAGCCTTTTCTTATGAGCAAAGCAGCCGAAAAACGCGTGGACGCGATGCTGTCTGAGGAATCTCAGCCTAGTCTGGAATACACCTAAAAGAATCCTTGACAGCAGACCGCTATCAGAGTATAATCAGCTATGGATCACGAAATCGTACTTACCAAGCTCCGCGCATTCTGTGCGGATAGGACACAGCGGGCGGCTGCAACCGAACTGGGTATCAGCCAGGCGTACCTGAGCGACATCCTGACCGGCAGGCGTGCAATCAACGATCATGTCGGACTGCAATTCGGCTACAAGCGCGTATGGACGAAATCAAACAAGGAGAACCAGGATGAATGAGCAAGTTCCGATGGTGGTGACGACTGAGAAGGGTGTGTTTTTCGGATACGGCGTGCCGAGCTTGGACGCACAGCACATCAGGATCGAGCGTGCGCGAATGGTCGTCTACTGGAGCGCAGATTGCCGTTCCGTCGTGGGATTAGCAGCCACCGGGCCGAGTAGCGGTTGTAAGATCGGTCCTGCCGCGCCGAGCATCATCATACGTAACGTGACGGCAATCATCGAGTGCAGCGACAGCGCGGCCAAGAAGTTCGAGGATTCAAAGTGGAGCATGTGATGGAAACCACGATTGCGTTTGAGGGGAGTGGTCGTTCCGGTTCCGGTTACGGTTCCGGTTCCGGTTACGGTTACGGTTCCGGTTCCGGTTACGGTTCCGGTTCCGGTTACGGTTACGGTTCCGGTTACGGTTCCGGTTACGGTTCCGGTTACGGTGACGGTTACGGTTACGGTTCCGGTTACGGTGACGGTTACGGTTACGGTTCCGGTTACGGTTCCGGTTACGGTGACGGTTACGGTTACGGTTCCGGTTACGGTGACGGTTACGGTTACGGTTACGGTTCCGGTGACGGTTACGGTTACGGTTACGGTTCCGGGTCCGGTTCGG